TGACAGGGGCTACACCCTTACACGTTAACTACCCCCCCGGTATGTTGACTCATGGGTGTACTACCCTACCCCACCTTACACCTTACACGTTGCTCCGCAACTTATGGACATGTCGTCCTATCATCAACTATTGGAGCTATCATCATGACTACTACCGCTACTGTACGTATGACCGCAGGAACTCTGCTGGGTACTGTTAACTCTGCTGCTACTACTGTTGCAGATTCATTCGGTGCTGCTACTAAAGCAGTTGGTATGCTTAATTCTTACGTAGCTACTATGGCAAAGAAACAAGCCATTCGTACTAAATTAGAAATGCATACTTTCGAAAACAAATTAGCTGAAGAAACAGCTATGAACGAGACTATGCGTAAGAAAAGTATCGAAGAATTCTGCAAAGACCCAGAAAACGCTCGTATCTACAACGCAGAATATTCAAGAATAATTGACATCCTGTCCCAGGACTAACCAAAAATCCCCAGAAATGGGGATTTAAAACCTAAACGCTCCGCGTTGTTTCGAAGACAACTCCGGTGAACTACTGCAAGGCTAAACCCATAGGAGGCTCTTCGAGCCCCTTTTAAGGGCATTAGATAGATAGATAGTCAGTTCTGTATAAAAAGATAAAAGAGATACCTACTATGAGCAAACTAAAAAACGCATTCATGCTGATTGTCAGTGTCCTTGCACTTGTTGCTATGGTTTCCGTATACATTGGAAAACCTCTGGTAAACACTGACTATGGTAATGGTCAGAAAGTAAAATCCATCCTGCTAATGGATAAGTAAAAACTGGGCTGTTCCACAGCTTACGGATACATTTCAACCAATTAGGAGACATCCATGCACGCAGAAAATATCCGTATAATTGAGAATTGCTTCAGCGATAAACCAGTAGACCTCAGCAATGCAAGAAGGTCTACAGATAAAGAATACAGAGAGTTTCTCTCCTTACTCGATGAATACCGTATGCAAGGGCATGTTGAGTTACATGCCTATCTGCATAACTCAGGCTACTTCATGGATAAACTGGAAGCTGAAACAGGCTGTCCATTCTAAGTAAACCATTCCCTCTTAGGAGGGAATTAGCCATCTTTAGATAGTTCAACTAGAAAGATAGCTATTCGCAGAAGATGCGAAGCAGCATCTACTTTAAGATAAGTAAAATGTCCCTGAATCTAAATCACCGTAAGAAACTCTGGATATCTTACATACCCTAAAAGACAACGACGCTCCGCGTCTTATGGATGATGTAAATGCATCCACTAATCATTGAAATTTTATCCTTTTGTTTGGGTGTTCTCACCGACGAGTTCACCCGTAAATCACATAAATCTGGAGAGTACAAAATGTCTATTCAAAAATTCACTTTCGGTCAATCTAACGCTGCTGCTACTTCTACTGCTAAAGCGGATAAACCTAAAGCTCAGTTCTGGCTGAACATTGGTTATGTAGCTAATGAAGGTTCCGATGATGAGAAATTCATCTCGCTGCCTACTGGTATTCCACTGGATACTCAGGAACCGCTGCCTACTAACAGCAGCAATGCTGACTTCCGTGCTATGCGTTGTGCACAGAACGATTTGTTGGAACAGTTAATTGAATATGCTCAGAACCTGAAACCAGGTGAAGAAGGTATCATTAACCTGCAAGTTCAACTTCGTCGTGTGAAAGCAGAGGCTGCTGACATCCCAGCAGACGAGAATAAATATGCTCGTAAACTGACTTTCTAATCAACAACTGGACTCCCTTCGGGGAGTCCTTTTATTTTAACTATGCGATAAACTAAGTAGAGTGTAATCCTACTTTTAGACGAAGAGAGACTAAGAGGTAAGTATGAAGAAACCATATGGCTATTGGCAACAATCTGCTCACAATTTAGCCAAGATTCATGACCAATCTGATGCTCAGAGTAATGGGTACATATATGTAAAACATGATGGTAAAACCGTACTTTTACATGTGTGGATTTGGGAGCAAATCAACGGTGCTATACCGGAAGGGTATGAGATAGACCATGAAAATGGTATCCGTTGGGACTGTAGGTTAAGCAACCTACGATGCGTACCAAAGCTAATTAACCTAAGAAACTCAGCAAAACAAGCTAACAATACATCTGGTACTACTGGTGTAAGTATCATTACAGATAGGGGCAGAGAATATTGGATTGCTACATGGAGTGAGCCAGTTACAGGCAAGAAGAGAATGAAGCGCTTCAGTGTACAGAAGAATGGCTATGATACTGCTAAGCAGCTAGCCATCAACTATCGTACAGAAGTTCTAAAAGATTTAATTAAAAATCATGACTATACAGAACGTCACGGTATGTGAATAGGGCTTTTCGACGAAGAGTCACTAAAACTTAAACGTAAACAGAAGCAGATAACTTAGAGTAAGGAGTAATCAAGATGCGTGTACTATGTAACCGTTATAATCCAGCAAAGTTAATCGACTTTATGGAACCCATTGGTAGTCGTATGACTTATGCTGCTCGTTGGCAGGTATCCATAGCTGATAGTAGAGAACGTACTTATGACTACTTCTTTGTAGCTAAGCCTACTCGTAAACAAATCCGTAAACTTCACAAAGGATAATGCTATGAAGCTACTGGCAGAGATTCTATGTATTTTATTAATGATACTGCTGGTAGCTGCATTTCCGTGGCTATTAGCCGTAGGTATAGTTATTGGTATGTTCCTAGCCAGAGCGAGTGATGCTCGTGGTAGGGATGAGCCAGGTGGAGATGTGTAAACACTGCCGGAAGGGTATGTACGGAGGAACCAGTGATATTCACTAACATTGAAGATGCCATTGAAGAATGTATCTTCCGTAGATATCACACTGGAGTACAGAAACGACACTATGGTGTTGTGCAACTCAATGGCTATCAAATGGCTGTAAGAATTGTACGTAACAATAAACCTTTTAACTTTATGTGGAGTACTAAACATGCGTAAGTCATTAATCATGGGAACCAAAGCTGACGTACAGAAGATGAAAGAACGTCTGGCTGCTAAGAAACAGGCATCTGAACCAGTACGTAAGATTGTTACCTTCAATCATCCGTGCATCAAATAGTAAGGAGTCCTCCAATAGGAGGCTCCTATTTTTTATTTTTGAATAGTTAGACATGTATTTAAATAGGAGAAAGAACCTTGAATGAAATAGTATGCATACTTCCACACTTAGCTAAAGTAGCTGATAGGAATATACGGATACATTTACCCTTCCCATTAAGTAATCCATTTACTCGTAATGAAAGAACCACAGTAGAGGATATAGAGGTAGCTTATGAGGCTTACCTTCGCAATCGTCTTATTAGTGGTGACAAATTAATTACAGCAGAGATGGAAAGGATTGCTGGTTTTGTCACAGATAGTACAAAGAAACCTGTTGGTTTAATTGGTACTGAATCTGATGTTAACGTTATTCGTAAAATATTAATGGAGGCTCTAAGCCAATGATGTACATGAGCAATTATGGTATTTGCCCAGTCTGTAAGAAAGGACGTGGAGTTGCTAATCATAAGAAGTGTAGTCGTATATTGCAGAAACAACGGAACCAGGAAGAATGGTCTAAGGTGCTGGAAAATCAGCACAAAGAAGAGAATCAACAGATGGCTGTTAAGGCATCTACTCAACGTATTCGCCGTATTAACTATATACAAGGATACCAAAAGTGATTATTACATTCCCTGTAACTAAATCATTTAACTATATGGGACAAACTATTGAAGTCCCATTATGGGTTAAATATGTAGCCTTATTACCTCGTCCTCAGAAGAGTAAGAATGCCTCACTAATTGGATTTAGTAGAAAGCCTAAGCTAACTGAAAACTGTATTTGGAAGTCCAGCGGCAGACAAGAAGAAATTGGTTTTTGTGACTATGTACCTCAACCGAATACAGTATATCTAACCCTGGAGAAAGTAGAGTGAATAATATTGTAGTAGTACATGATAATACATTTACTGACGTCGATAAGATGATGCGTAATATTGATTATGTATCTCAGACTAGTAAAGCATTTAATGAAAAGTTCATTATTTACTGTGAACCAGAATCACCGCTGGTTCCCGTATTAAAGGAAGCTGGTCTACCCTTCTCTACAGAGAACTTCCCAGAGGAACCAGAGTATATGATCACATTCATATATGACTTACACGATGGCTCTCCTGCTAGTGAACTGGCTATGAACCAGTGGAGTAGTAAACGTCCTGTATATGCTTTCCAGGTACTTAAACCATGATCTATGAAGAATATTATGTATTCAAAAAAGGAAATGATTTTATAGCTATGCCCAATGATTACATGGATTGGCATACAACTCCTGTATTAAAAGAAGCATTTTCCGTACCTAACCTGGAAGAGGTTAATAAAGTAATGAACGGAGTAATGCTAACAAGAGGTATGGCTTACAAAATAGACGCATTAGAAGGAGCTTCTGTATGCAAAGTAACTACATCCATTGAGGTACTTAAACCATGAAAGCTATCTCATTAGGTGATAACACCAATACTCTAATGGGTGAAACTGCTCGCTCAATTACTATTGTTAATAAACATCATGGTAAATCCGGTGAGTATATTGGGCGTGGCTCACCGTTAGGCAATCCATTCATCATTGGTAAACATGGAACCAGAGAGCAAGTAATTGCTAAGTATAGAGTCTGGCTGCAAGAACAGATTGATAAAGGTAATCCAGCTGTACTGGATGAACTCAATCGTCTTGGTAATAAAGCCATTGACGAGAAAGGGCTGGCCTTACAGTGCTTCTGCTATCCCAAACCATGTCATGGTGAGGTTATTAAAGAGAAGCTCGTTCGGGCTATGTATAACTATTTTGTAGAAAATCCAAAAGGGTAACTAATGAAAGAAATCTTAGTATTCACTACCAATGTACTTGGGCAGCATACCAATGCTGCTGCCAAGTTAGCTTATAAGAAGCACGGTGCACGTTGGGGTATGGCCTACGGTCATTATGGTAATAGCTTTGCCATTCCAGTAAGGGATGGCAATGGTAACCGAATTAAAGAGGGTGCTATCTATGGCTTCGTTGAAGGCTTTATTTCCTATGCATCTACTAATCCACAGTGGGATTTCAAAGTAATGGGAGATGACTTTCTGGACCCATACCTGTTCAATAATGTTACTGGCAATGTACTGTTACCAGAAGCATGGCGTAAATACTTAGGTGATGCTTACAACTACTGGTCATAAGAAGGGTGCTCCGCACCTTGTGGTAATTAACTAATTGGAGAATATGCGATGTACTCATCTATCGAACATCAGAAGCAACTCGAAGTACTATTCAATAAAAATCAGCTCCTGCCAAGGATGCGAAAAGAGTTCGAGGACTCCAAAGAAATTGACTTTAAGGCATTCGCTGCCTATTTGGAAATTGATTATAAACTGCTCATTGATGCAATGGTGCAGATTGCCCTACATAAACGTGCTGACATCCAGACTATGATTGGCTCTCTCATGAGTCACTCAGATGATGCTCAGTACATCGCTGACTGTCTGTATAAGATGGCAGAGAATGACTGCTTCAACTATGACCCTACCATCGACAAGTTCGGTGTTATCTATGAGATTAGTGAAGATGTTCAGATGGAACTGGAAGCATTCCAGTATCCATTACCTATCGTAAGTGCTCCTAATCCTGTCAGAACTAACAGGGATACTGGTTACTACCAGACTAAGGGAAGCATTATCCTCAAGAAGAACCATCATGAGATGGATGTCTGCCTTGACCATATCAACCGTATGAACAATCAACGTCTCTGTATTAACTGGGATGTTGCTAACTATGTAAAAGACTCTCGTCCTAATATGGATAAACCCAAAGAGGGTGAAACCCGTCAGGACTATGAGAAACGTGTTAAAGCCTTTGAGAAGTACAGTCGTACCGCTAAGGAAGTAATGGAGTTAGTGACTCAGGAAGGTAATAACTTCTCACTAGCGCATAAGTACGATAAGAGAGGGAGAACCTATGCCTGTGGATACCATATTAACTATGCTGGGACGTCCTACAACAAGGCAGTGGTTGAATTTGCAGACAAAGAACTAGTAAACGAGGATTAGTATGAAGACATGTTCAGTATGTAAGAAGAACTTGCCTCTGGACATGTTCAATAAACAGTCCACAGGTAAGCAAGGTGTAAGGGCAGACTGTAAAGACTGCCTTAAACGATTTATCCGTTCAAAACACGGAGTCATTAATCAGATGTACTCCGGTTGTATCAGTAGAACTAAGAAGAAGGGGTTTACTCCTGTATCTTTCACAAAGGAGGAACTAGAGAAATGGGTGTATTCAAGTAAAGAATTTCACGAATTATATGATGAATGGGTATCGAAAGATTACCCAACTAACCTAAAGCCGAGCTTAGATCGGTTGGATGATTATAAAGGTTATTCACTGGACAACATTCGTATTGTTACAGCGAATACCAACGTAAAAAGGTACTACTCTGATGCAATCAATGGTATCAACACCAAATCAGCTAAGCCTGTTGAGCAGTATTCACTAGATGGTAAATACATTAAGACGTTCCATTCACTTAGTGCTGCTGCACGAAGTGTTAAGGGTATACCCTCTAATATTAATCAAGTAATTAACGGTACATATGCGCAAGCATATGGCTATAAGTGGAAACTAGGAGCCTAAGATGCAGATTTTCACAGCTAAAGAATATTTAAAAATTGATATTGCCAATTCTTACGGGCTGGATAAGAAGACATGGGATGAGCGTATTAGCTGGTTCGATGAGAATGAAGCTAACCTGCTTAATCTGGTAGATGAAGCTGAAGAATCCGCACTGTTCTATGCTGGCGTAAACGCATGGAAAGACATGAAAGCCGGTAAACCTATCGGTTATGCCGTAGCTCTGGATGCTACATCATCTGGTTTGCAGTTACTGGCTTGCCTGACTGGTGACCGTTCTGCTGCTGAACTATGTAACGTAGTTAACTACATGGGTGAGAACGGTAAGCCATTACGTCGTGATGCTTATACAGTTATCTATCACAAGATGCTGGACATCCTTGGTGAATCATCCCGTATTAAACGTAGTGATACTAAGCAGGCAGTTATGACTGCGTTCTATGGTTCAGAAGCTAAGCCTAAAGAAGTATTCGGTGAAGGTATTCGTCTCAAGACTTTTGAGAATGTAATGGAAACAGTTGCTAGTGGACCTTGGGCACTGAACAAGTTCTTACTGCAATGTGGTAACCCGGATGCTAACCGTTACGTATGGGTACTGCCTGACAACTTCCATGCTGTCATTAAGGTCATGGTTCCAGAAGTACAGACCGTTAACTTCTTAGGTAAGCCATTCGACATCACCCGTATGGTACAGGGTACTGAAGATAAGACTCGTATGCTCTCTGCTAACATCACTCACTCTATTGATGGGATGGTGGTACGTGAAATGCTGCGTCGTTGTAACTTCAACATGAACCAGGTGAACTATGTTAAGTCCCTCTGTGAAGGAACCAGTGAGTATATGCTGGGTACTAGCGGGAACTACGACATGGTTAGTCAACTGTGGCATAACTATGAGAAATCAGGATTCCTGTCTACCCGTATCTTTGATTATCTGGATTCTGACTCAATTAAACTGGTTGATACAGATGTAATCATGGCTATGATTAATACTATGCCTAAGAAACCATTCCCTGTAATGACTGTACATGACTGCTTCCGTTGTCATCCTAACTACGGTAATGATCTGCGTCGTCAGTACAATCAGATTCTGTCTGACATTGCTAAGAGTGATCTACTGGGCTTCATCCTGTCTCAGGTACTGGGACAAGAGTTCTCTGCTGGTAAGCTGGATGACAGCCTCTGGCAGGACATCCTTGAAACAGACTATGCGTTAAGTTAATAAACTGGCCTCATACCTTCGGGTATGGGGCTTTTATTTTTTGCTTGGAGGTAGTCAACATGACAGACATCTATGATGTTATTACTAAAACTGTACTGATAGTTTTATCTGCTATTGTGGTATTCACTATAGCCAATGTTCATAAATCCAAGTTTTCCTATTGCTACTATGGAGCATACTCTGCCGGTTGTTTTGTATTAGCCGGTTGGATAGCTTACTGGATTTACCGCATCAACAACTAGCCACCCTCATGGGTGGCTTTCTTTTTTATCAGCCTTCATAATAATTAGGCATATTTACTCAAGAGGATACATGTATGCCAACCTTAAAGATTGCGTTTAATAAAACAACCAACGTTGCTATCGTGCTTGATTCAGATGGTAGTGTTCCAGATGGTTTTGCGGAAGTAGGTACTTTTGTACATCCTGATGCCACTTACCCTGATAGCTTAGTTATCTATCACGGTGTACGTGACCTGTTGTATAAACGTTCTGCTGAAGACCCTGCTGAAGAAGGTTTCTGGCCTAACAGCATCGTGGATATGCAGTCGATCACTATTACCCCACAACTGACTATTGCTACCGAACTGCTTAATGAAGTCTCTGCCATCGAAGGTGAAGATATTAACTGGCATATTGATGTAGCAGGTGGTAAAGCACCTTTTACCTATAAGTGGCAATACAAAGCAGATACTGATGATGCAGTATTCACTGATATTGATTCTGATGACAACGAATCTGCTGCTACTGCAACATTGACCATTAGTGGTGTAACCGCTGCTTCTGCTGGTACTTATAAAGTGATTGTTACTGATGCTAATGGAACCACGGTGGAAGATACCTCACTGCTGACTGTAAGCTACCCCGAAGCAAGCTCACTGGTAGCTACCCCAGATTCACTGGAACTGTCTGTTGCTGACGATACTACTGATGGCAAGACTGTAACCATCACTGCTTTGCCTGTCGGAGCGTCTGTTGGTACTTTATCTATCAAGACTGCTCCGGATTCTGCCCGTGCTACAGCTACCATTTCTGGTAACGTACTAACAGTTAAACCAGTGGCAGAAGGTGAAGCTACTTCTGTAGTAGTTACCAACGGTACTGTCGATGTAACCATCGCTATTACTGTTGCAGAGTAAGGGTATCCCTTATTTGGGGTTATAAACCCTGAAAGGAATCCCTCTAGTTTGACCTCCCTATTGAAGGGAGGTCTTTTTTTGACTTAAACAAACCGGAGCCAGGAAATGTATAAAGAGATTGCATTCTTCTCGTTCTTATTAGGAGGGTTAATTGGTGCAGGAATTGTAGCTATTTCTAATACCTACTTTGGTTCTACTCCAAATTCTGTAACACAAACCCTCAAGCATGAATGTGAATTGAATATCCCTCGTAACCAAAACTGTGTAATGCAGTTCGTACCGGAGAAGAAATGAAACTAACCCAGTCCCAAGCAATTTTCCTTCGCATGGTTCAAGGTGGTTCTGCCACCAGCAACCGTAATAACAAAACCGCACAGTCTCTTAAGAAGCTGGGCTTAGTACAGTTCAATGCTGGTCTTGGGTGGTCATTAACCCCTACCGGTGTACTTCAACTCAACGAATTAAAAGGTAACTAAATGAAAACTTTAATTGCTGTTGTTCTAGTAGCTCTATCAGTTCTGTCATTCGGTGCTCAAGCATCTAGTCGTGCAACCTTGTTGGAATCTGCTGCTGATTACAAAGCTAATAATGCAAACTTTGTGAATCAAGGTTACTTCATGGGCATGGTTACTATGGGTGTGGAAGCAGGAAAGAATTGTGTACCTGACGGTATAAAATTAGGGCACATTTTTGACAGAGTGGCATCTATTATTCTGTATGACCGAAAGGTTAATGCAGTAAAAGTACCATCAGACATGGTTCTGTTAGCGATTAATACAGCCTATCCCTGCGTTAAATCTTAATTAGTAATTCCATTAACTTTAGGAGAGTAAGTAAATGGCGAGCATTGACTCCTTGACTGTATGTAATACACGCCAAGCCCGTAACTTTATTATCCGTGCCTTGCAAGCAGGTAACGTACCGTTCCTGACTTCATCACCAGGTATGGGTAAGTCTGCAATTATTCGTTCTATTGCAGAAGAATTTGGTATGAAGCTGATTGACCATCGTCTGTCTACTTCTGCCCCGGAAGACTTATCTGGTCTACCATTCCGTAATGGTGACCGTGCAGAGTTTATTCCATTTGCTGACTTATTCCCTATCGAGGGTGACAAAGTACCGGATGGTTATAATGGCTGGCTCCTGTTCCTTGATGAGTTCAACTCAGCTAAGAAAGAAGTAGTGGCTGCTGCATACAAACTAATTCTCGACCGCATGACCGGACAGAAAAAACTTCACCCTAATGTGATGATTATCTGTGCCGGTAACAAAGCTACTGACCGAGCCATAGTTAACCCACTGGGTACTGCAATGCAGTCTCGTGTTGTCCACTTCGAAATGGAACTCGACTTCGACATCTTTGTTGAAGACGTAATGATTCCACAAGAATGGGATGAGCGTCTGGTTGCATTCTTACATGCTAACCCTGGTTATCTGCATGACTTCGACCCCGCACATAAGAATAAAACATTCTGTTGCCCACGTACCTGGGACTTTGTTAACAAAGACCTCAAGAACCGACCAGAAGGTGCTTTGCCTGATGAAGATTCTATCTACTATGCAGGCCACGTTACTGCTGGTAAAGCTACAGAGTTTGTTCAGTTCACTCAGGTATACAATCGTATGATTACGATTGAGAAGGTAGTAAAAGACCCGTTAGGCTGTGCACTACCGGAAGATAATAACCTGTGTTGGGCTACTGTTAACCATCTGGCTAACAAAACTACTGAAGATAACTTCGCTGATGTTCTTCAGTACATTGAACGCTTTAAAACGTTCACCCATAAGATTCTGTACTTCCGTACAGTAGGAAAAGCATTACCAGAAATTCAGGCTACCCCTGAATGGCGTAAGGCTGCTGCCAATATCTCTCGTTACATTCACGGATAAACTATGAACTGGCATGAACTATTTGTTTATAGCAATGGTTCCCTTTACTGGAAAGTAAGTAGGGGCTGCGTAAAAGCAGGTGCCATTGCTGGTTGTTTGGATAACAGCGGGTATTTGCGTGTTAAATGTAATAGAAAAAATCATTTAGTTCACCGCATAATTTATGAAATGGAAATTGGTCCAATTCCTGATGGTATGCAGGTAGACCATATTGACCACAATAGGCTAAATAATTACCCAAGTAATTTCCGTTTAGTAACAAACATGGTTAATAGTAAAAACCAAACCATGAGAGTAACAAATACATCAGGTGTGACAGGAGTATACTGGCACACTCGGGATAAAATTTGGACTGCCCATATAAATGACAATGGTAAACAAATTTACTTAGGAAAATTTAACAGTAAACAAGAAGCCATTTCAGCCAGAAAGGAAGCAGAAAAATTATTGGGCTACCATATAAATCATGGGGAACCCTAATGAATAGTATACCTACGCATACTCTCACTGATGAACGGTTAATGAGGGAGTACGATAGAATACAAGCGCAGGCATTTCTCGGACGTAGTGCAGCGTTTTTTGGTTCATTGCTGTGTAGTCTTAAGTTCTCATGGAAACGTGAGGGCTGTCCCACTGCATGTACCGACGGGATAGAACTCCATTTCAACCCAGACTTCTTTATCTGGATGTGTCCTGATGCAAGGGAAACAGTGCTAATGCACGAACTTTGGCATGTGGCATATCTGCATGGAATCCGTTGTGGAAGCCGTGATCCAGAAGTCTGGAACCAGGCATGTGACCACTTCATTAACCTTCAGTTAGAGGAAGATGGTTACAAGTTCACTGGTATCGACAAAGGCATTTGCAAAGACCCTCAATATAAAGGATGGGTCGAAGAAGACATCTACGATGACCTGATGAAGAACCCTCAGAAAAGGCAGAAGCCGTCGGGGGGAGCTGGAGCAGGTCTTGCTGGCGACATGAAAGCTCCCTCTTCGGGGCAGTCCCAGGGTGCTGTTGTCAACAACGTAGTACGTGCAATACAAAGCCAGAAGATGGCTGGTGGAACGATGCCCGGTAAAGGTGCTGGTCGTATGGAAGAGGTTATTACCCAATTCCTTAAACCAGTGGTTCCGTGGCAGGAAGTCCTGATGAACTTCTTTACCGACATTGATGATACGCATTATACGTGGGCCAGACCCAACCGTCGTTTCACTGACGTCTATCTACCTTCTCTGGAAGATGATGAAGGACGTTTACGACACTTAGCCTATTTTGAGGATGTATCCGGTTCTATTAGTAGTGCTGACTCTCTGCGTTTTAACTCAGAGGTTGCCTACGTTAAGAGCCAGTTCAATCCTAAGAAGATGACCCTAATTACCTTCGACGATATTATCCAAGAAGAAATAGACATCACTGAAGAAGATACTTTTGAAGAGATTAAGATTACTGGACGAGGGGGTACAAACCTTGAACCAGTGCGTGAATGGATTATTAAGAATAAGCCAACCGCTGCAATCATATTCTCTGATATGTATGTTCGCCCTATGGAAGATTTACCATTTGATATTCCTATCATCTGGTGTGTTCTGAATAATCCTAATGCTACCGTACCTTTTGGGGAGGTAGTTCATATCCCTAAAGGAATGAAATAATGATTGTTAATGGTAATTCTCTATACCGTTCATCTCAATTGCTGGATGTCCCAGACCGTAAGGTATCCGAGCATGGTGTAAGCTATGGATTAGGTGAAGCTGGTTATGATATTCGTATCAAACAAGACATTACCTTCTATCGCTTATTTGGGTTAATTCCAATGGTGAAAATCGTCGATGGAAAACAAGTATCACGCCATCTCGGTAAATTCGCATTAGCTTCAGCAATTGAGAAGTTCAACATGTCACCCTCGTGTGTAGCTATCGTTCACGATAAGTCCACATGGGCAAGACGTGCATTATCTGTGTTCAATACCGTAATAGAACCAGGATGGAAAGGGTATCTTACCCTTGAACTGGTCTATCACGGTCGTAAGAAACTGCATATCCCGGCTGGTGCTGGGATAGCTCAAGTATTATTTCATCTGGTTCAAGAGCCTGCTAATTACAACGGCAAGTATCAGAATCAGGAGGACAAACCAGTAGCTGCAAGAAGCAGTAAATAAGGAAACAACATGTCTGTATTTCAAGTAACTCCTGTTGATAGTACCCAACGTAAAACTATTGTTGCAACTAATGTAGTAGATGTAGATGAAACCCCAGCTGGTGCTGTAATCCATCTGATTGATGGGCGAACTGTAACTGTAAAAGAAAGCTATCGTTCAGTACGTGGTTACGTCCGTAAAGCTTTAGCTGCTGTCTCTGATGCAGAGTAAGTAGCTGCCTAAATAGCCCAACTATGCTGGGCTATTTGTGAAGAAACTAACTCAACCTCACATAGGAACCATCATGGAATCTTTAGCAGCAATCCTCGTTCTGTTATTTGCACTTGCTATATACCTTATCCCTACTATTATTGCTTTTGCACGAGGCCATGCCTCTAAGTGGGGCATTGGTATACTCAATATCGTATTAGGCTGGTCTTTAGTCTTCTGGGTAGTAGCACTGATTTGGTCACTGTCTAACAAAGGGCAGTCTCAGACTACAATCGTTAACGTTGGCAGTGGTAACCAGTACAACGTGTCTCAAACGAGCCAGTCTGATAAGTAACTAACCTAAGCATCATTGTATAGTGGTGCTTGTGGAAGTTGCTTCCAGCTCATTACTTATCCATCTCCTAATCCAAGCCCACCTAACCCGTGGGCTTTTTTTAATTATAGGTAGTAAATACTAATGCGTATCCCATTCCTAAGAAAAAGGGAACGGAATCCTGTTCTTTATAATAAAGGCATAGAGGATGAGTATGAACTCAACCGTAAGGCCCGTTCCTACGCAGCAAAATTATTCATGGGGACTAGCAACCCTAATAGATTACTGGACTTTGTTTTCGAACAAGTCTTTATCATATACAGCTTAGCTATGTCTGCTGGTTCACAAGAAGTAAGTGATAAGGCAAGATATGCTCTCTGTATGCTCCGGAAAGAGTATGAAGCCCTCCTGTATGAAGACTTGTACTCCTTTAAGAAAGAAACCGCTGTAGCGTGTTCTGTGGCTCTTACTGAAGGTATAGCAGTATTACAAGAACTACCTCGTAGTGAGTTTAAGCTGGTATATGCCCAGGCCAGGAGAATTACAGAAAACCGAAGTGGTATTACCAACTATCTAAGGTCATTCTAATGATTAAGGCAACTGTCATTGCAGATTCCGTTCATCATGTAACGGGTACTCGTATTACTACCTTTGAATTGGTTTATCCTCGATTCATTCACAGTGAGTTTATGACCCACCGTGTATTCAACCGAAATGCTTCAAGTAGTCGTGCTATCCCTACTTCTAAGTTCATAGAACAGGTTCGTAATGAACCAGTGATGCCAAGTCACTGGGGCAAGAACCAGAAAGGTATGCAGGCATTTGAAGAATTGTCTGAAGACCAACGTAGTGATGCAACCTTTATCTGGGAACAGGCTGCATCCAGTGCTGCTACCTATGCAGAAATGCTTCGTCGTGGACAAGTACATAAGCAGATTGTTAACCGTATTCTGGAACCATTTACGCATATCCGTGTAGTGGTAACTTCAACTAGCTGGGCTAATTTCTATGGCTTACGTGACCATGAAGATGCTCAACCAGAGATTCGTGAACTGGCTCAAGCAATGCGTAAGGCTCATAATGAAAGTGTTCCATCTAAGCTGTCCCAAGGTGTGTGGCATCTGCCTTATATTCGCAAGATTGATTGTATTAACGCTTACGATCATTGCAAACATCAACGAGTTACTTGTGATAAACCAAGTGATGAAGAAGTTTTAGGCTTACTGCTTAAAGTCTCTGCTGCTCGCTGTGCACGTGCCTCCTATAACAACTTTGAAGGCAAGCCATCTACTATTAGTGATGACCTTGCCCTCTTTGCTAAGTTGGTAGAGAAACAACCAATTCATGCGTCACCTACTGAGCATCAAGCTACCCCGATGGACTTCAGTACCAAGTTTGTTAACAACCAGAACCCATTAACCTGGGAACAAGGTGTTACCTCTATGGACCGTGAAGGTAAGCTGTACTCAGGCAACTTACTGGATTTCATCCAATTCCGTAAACTAATACCCGGAGAAACAATTACAGAATGAAACGTTTAGCTATCCAAGCTCTATTTATAAGTATCATCCTGGTTCTGGAATTTGTATTTGCACTACATGGTGCACAGAGCCTGGAAGAGATGTTCTTCGTAGTAGCCCGTTTCTCTGCGTGTGTTCTTGGCTTGTGGTGTGTGTATTACTATGCACGAGATTACGCAGCCATTAAGGAACATGATGATGCTAAGGAACGTCTACGACAATTCGTAGAAGAGAATCGTAAGTAAACCTAAGACCTCCTCCGGGAGGTCTTTTTTTGGTTTCAATTACTGTCCCAGGAGGACTTATGGCAAGTTGGTACGCAACTATGTTGGAGAAAGATTCCAATGGACTATGCAGGGAATCCGTCGGTAGTTTTAAAAACATCTGTATAGATGGGCGTTTATGCATGATTAACGCAATAGATATTGCAGAAGAAACCCTGTCTAAAGAGTCAGGTTATGCAGGGTTTAAGCTGGAAAAACTTAATAGAGCCTGGGATTACAGAAATCCTTTTATTTATAAAAATTAAGGAAACAGTATGCCTGCTAAATACCGTATCAAAGACACTCCACTAATGTGTGAGGGTGAGAAGGGTGACATTGTATATGCCTGTATACAGGATGATTTCAATGCTGCTCTGATGTTAACCCAAATGACAAATACACTGCATGTATCAGTAACACTGGACCCTACCGGGGACTATCCATGCTTCCCTATCCCTGCTCATAACCTGGAGCAAATCCGTGATTAATCCTGAAGTTATTCATAGTAAAACTGGTAAGGCTGTACCACTTAGTGATATTGCAGTTACTGGTGATATTGCTGCTTGCCCAGCTAATATCGCCTCCCTATGTATGTGCATTGCTGCACTAGCAGAAGAACGTAAATTATGGCTGGAACCAAGCAAAGAAATGGTACTGGCTGGCATGTCTGAACTGAATGCACTTCTGAAAGAAATGTATGACGAGGATGGACAATTAGTTGAGCCAACTGATGATCAGATTTCGGATGCTGTAGTATTCGTCCTTCAAGCAATGGCAGGTAAACGCAATGATTGAAGTATTCATCTATTTCATGGCTCTACCCTACATACTTAATGAGTTATTGGGTACATACGGTACAGCCGTAGGCATTTCTGTAGTTGTATTCAGTCTTTTCCTATAAGCAACATTTAAACTGGAGAGTAAATAAATGTTAGTCGCAGATACCAATCAATCAGCCACTTCAGCGACACTGGGTGGCAAAGAAGCAATCGCTTTTGCCATCTCAGATGACCCGGCATTCTTTCATGTATTAAGTACCTCCTTGTATAACAACCCTACTCTGGCAGTAGTCCGTGAGACTATCTGTAACAGTTGGGATGCTCATATTGAAGCAGGTAAGACTGATACTCCTATCCGTATTACTATTGATACAGACAATTTTATTACCTTCCGTGACTTCGGTAATGGGATACCAGATGAACTCATTGGTTCCATTTATGGTGTCTACGGTGCATCTACCAAGAAGTCCAACAGTAGTGTTACTGGTGGCTTTGGTTTGGGATGTAAATCCCCATTCGCTTATACAGATAGCTTCCAGGTTACTTCATGGAACCAGGGAAAGATGTCAGTATATAACGTAGCTAAGGCTGCGATTGAGAATGATGGTAAACCGGGTATTGTTCCTATTGTTACTGGTATTCCTACTGAGGAATCTGGTCTGGAAGTTAAATTCCAGCTAGGTAAACATGATGTGAATACCTTTGTACATTACATCACGTCAATTGTATTTAACGGTGAGATTAAGGCTGAGCTTAGTATTCCCAAACTTGTTCGTGAAGAAACAGGTAATAGTATTCAGCAGGGTAACTATACTCTACTGAATACGCTAGGTATGTCATTTGAACCAGGTTCATATGATATGTCTGATAAATGGTATCAAGGCTATATGGGTAACAGCACCATCTTTGTTCGCTACGGTAACGTAATGTACCCAATAGTATCTAGCCCGGCTAGTGAAGAGGCTGTAGGTCTTATTCTCAACTTCATGAATATCATTGGAGCTGATAATTTAGTAGTTCAGGCTGCACCAGATACCTTAGCTATTGCCCCTAGTCGTGAAACGCTGTCTAACCAGAAGTTAACCGACGATGGTATTACTGCTCTATGCGTAGATTTAGTAGACCGTATGGAGAAAGAGATTAAGGCTAAGATTCCTGAAGCTATTAAGCAGGTTGAAGAATATGCCTCCCAATCTTCTACTCGTGACTGGGAATATCCTGCTTTCTTAAGTGCTGTTACAGACAGAACTGTTCAACGCTATATGTCCTCTAGTTTGTGGGCTAAGCAGCGTAAACATCATGTTAAGCACTGGCGTAATCTATCCAATAAGGCATTACTAGCTCGCCCTGAATATGCAGGGCTTAAAAAACTGTATAGTAAGGCTATGCGTGCTCTTAAGTGTACGCGTGAAGATAAAACATACTATCAATTCCAGGATTTAGTATATCGGCATCTGCACTTACCTCAGCTTGCTGCTTTAAAAGCTACAGGTATTAAGTGGTCTGGTTACATAATGAACCAGGGTAGCAGTGTTGGCCTGGTAACAGGTAAACTTACTGACTACTTTAAGATGGGCTATAACAGCCATTTGGGTATCGGTATATTCACTACCAAGAACGTTGTAGTTACAAGACGTTTATCTGACTGTGCAGACTCTTTTTCATACTTCCCTGATTACACCCAAGGTGATCTGAAGCGTACAGCTTTTGTTCACGTCGTTGGTCCTAAGAAAGGAGAAGCAGAAAAAGCTGTAGCTAAGTTCTCTGCTATGGGTTATCGGGTAATTGACCTTACTCAATACAATGAGTGGGACAAGCCAACTAACTTCCGCAGGGAACAGGCTAAGATAGCTGCTGAGAAGCGTGCTAAGACAATAGCTGCCAATAAAACCAAAGCAGGGGGTAAAACTAATGCACTGGTTTCATTGAATGCAGTACTTGGTACTACCCCTGTACGAGATAAAAGCGGTGATTTGGTATCTAAACCATACATTGACAAGGATTTTGCTGACCCAAGATTCCATGAGGAACCTAGATTCGTTGAGGTGGATCTGCCTAAGTACTACGTACCAGCCAGTCAGGTTGTTTCTGGTAGACCAGCAACTGCCAAGATTGGAACCATGTGGAAATGGTATGAATTATCCGATGAGATGAAAGCAGAAACTGTTGTCTGTCGTAATCAAATCGAAGTTAACAAAGCCAAACGTCGTGGTGCTATTCACATTGACGATATTCGTCTTAATGAATTGATGTCTGTTATTACCAGCAAGGGATTCAAGAAGTACGCCACTGAACAACGTAACGGTGTTCTTGAGTATCTTGATTTAAATGACAAAGAATACTGTGAAATCCTCGACATTCTTGGACTAACATTCAAACCATTACAGAGTCTGGTTCTTAAACCAGAGTACGAATGGGCATGTGACTTCCTAAGAAATCATTCAAGTAACAAAGATAAACTGGTTGAGATGGGCCTCATTAAGTCAGTAGATGACTTGGAACCATATGTAAGGATGGTTAATCCTCGTATGCATAAGTATTTCAAAGTACTTAACGAGTACAAAGGGTTATTTAGATATAGCTGGAATGATAATGACATCCTGCAAAGCCTGGATTTGAGTAGATTAATCAAACATCTCAAGAAAAATCCAGAGGATATTCCTGGGTTTAAGCCCCTCTACCGTAATCGTTTAAATAAACTGAAAGGTAAATAATCTGATGAAAATCGAATTGATTTCTATCATCGCACTGGCAGTTGACAGTCGAAACCTCACACTGTGGAAGCCAGATGGCTCCACGGTTGTATATCCTCAGAGCGACCCACGGGTTGCTCGTATTGTATCTGAAGCACAGACCAAAGGTCTTGGTACTACCCAGGACCAAATAGAAGTAAACATTGCACCAGAAGTAGAGCTACGTACTGAATATCTGGAAGCAGAGAAGAACACCAACGGATTCGTTCGCTTCTTTAAGGTAGCTAAAGCTAAACTCAAAGAGTTCTTCGAAGATGGTACAGGTGTTTCACCAGCCCGTACCGTTTCAGATATTAAGCTGGGTAATCCTACTAAGACGCTGGTATCTAAAGCTATGGATACCTTCCTGGCTGTTCAGGCTAATGAACCGGAGGTAACAGTAGCAGATGGTTACTACGACAAACGTGACAATCTGATGTGGGTTACTGGCTGGGATAAAGACCATAACCATCTTGCACTGGTTCGTTTTATTAACGACGTACTTTGTTGGAGTCATAAACATACTGATCTTACTCTTAGACAAGAATGGCCTATTGCAATTCGTGCAGTATCTGACGATGAAATGGGGGAGTTTGCTAAACAAGCTCAGAACATCAAAGGTGTACACGTTGTATTTACCAATCGTGGGGAAACACCACTGCCTTACGTGGAAGTAGCTAAAACTACGAACCAGGATAAGCTGGCTGCTGCTTCTGAGAAACTGGCTGCATTGGGTGCTATCAGCACCGATGATGCTAACTTCCACACTGATGTGAAGGAAGATGAAGTGGTTGTTGCTGTTACCAACAATGGGGTTATCCCTGGGGTTGAGAACCTGCAACGTCACCTGCGTCAATCTGCCAAACTGAAAGACTACAAGGGCTTTACTAAGTTCCTTGAGCGTCTGGCTCCGGTTATTAAAGACCGCCTGCACTCAGTGGAAGACCTGATGAAGTTCATGGAAACTGCTGAACTGCCTATCGCTGATGATGGCTCTATCCTGTTTCTGAAACGCCTTGAGTTCAGAGGTGAAGAAAATGGTAAACGTGTATTCGTTGACTGTCACTCGGGTAACATCCGTCAGTGGGTAGGCTGTAAAGTACAGGTACGGGAAGACCTGGTAGACCCTGACCGTCGTCAGGACTGCTCTAATGGTCTGCACGTAGCATCCATGAGTTACATTCGTACCTTCGGTGGTAACGTAACTATCCTTGGTAAAGTAGCACCAGAAGATGTATTTGCTGTTCCTGAGTACAACACTAATAAGATGCGTGTAGCTGCGTATCACATTATTGCTGAACTACCGGAAGAGGAACGTTGCAACGTTAACAATGGCATTTATCTGTCTAAAACAGAAGTGGGTAAGAAACTGCTTAATGATGCCATCGTTGGGAACCATAGTTCACCTACCACACTCGTTATGGTTGGTGGGCATCATGGCACTAACCTCAAATACACCAATCTCTCGTCTGGTTCTGTAGAACAGTTCCGTACAGTTGCTAATAAAGAGGCACTGAATATGGAAGAGTCACTGAATGAAGCTGTAGCTGCTGAACCAGTGAAGGCTACTGACCTTAAACCTATTGTTAATAAGGCTCCTACCGTGAAAGAACAAATCCAGGAACTGATTAAAGAGTTCCTTAACGCAACTACTCCGGAAGATAAATTAGCTGCTGCTGATTTGCTTGTGGAAATGCGAGGTAAGGCTCGTAAGCCATGGGCTGCTTTAGGTGTTGGTTCCGATGTGGTATCTAAGATTGCTGATGTGCGTAGTACTCGCATTCCTGCACCGAAAGCTGTACCAGTGAAGCAAGCTAAGGTTCATCGCTCGGCTACTGCTACTAAGGTAGCACCGTCTGGTAAACACGCTGATAACCTGCGTAGCATCCTGAACGATACGTCCTACTCTGACTATCAGAAAGGTCATGCTCTACAAGACTATAAGCGTCATGCCAAGAAGTCATTCACTGCAATGGGTCTGACTGAAGAAGAAGCTAAGTTGGCTACCAAGCTGGCCAAGGCCGTTAAGTAATAGCCTGTTCAAATGCCCTCACTTATAATAAAGTGAGGGTAAATTTGAAGAGGAAGTGTACTATGAGTTCTGTATACAGAGTTAATCGCAAAGCAACTGATGAAGACATCATTCGTATGAATGCTGTTGGTCTATCCCTCGCAACTATCGCTAAGACGTTGGGGGTTCACCCCACTACGGTTACTCTGCGATTGCGTTCTTTAAACATTGAACCAGCCGACACACGTCGGACGTTCATGGAGAATGTACTCCGTCCATTACCAACCCATGTGGTAGATTGGCTATCAGAGCAAGTTGGTCCTGCTTATGAGATTCGTTCATATGTAAGGGACTTGATTCTGGAGGCATATAATAATCGCCACCTTAACCAAGAGAGTGAGCATGACAAGTTCATCCGTTTGTACGCTGGAAAACACACGGCAATGGTTTCTAAAAGCCGTACCAAATCCGACGAGTAAGAACATTAGTACCCAGATTGGTTGTCATCTGGAAGAAGTAGAAGAAATGCTTCAGACCATTTATCCAAATGGTAGCTACGATGCAGAACTACTACAACGTGCACAGGATGCCATTACAAATCTGGCAAACCATATGAAGCGTAATGACGATGCCTACCGTATTGATGGTAGTACCAACTTGCTGGATGCACTAGCAGACCAGATTGTTACAGCAACTGGCGTCGGTACTTTCCTTGGGATGAATGTCCCTGGAGCATTGGCTGAAGTCAATCGCTCAAACTATTCCAAGTTCGAAGATGGAGAACCTATCTTCAACGAGAACAAGAAAGTCATGAAGGGGAAAGATTACACTCCCCCTGATTTAAAACCTTACATCTAACCCTCTACGGAGGGTTTTTTACTGGAGATTTAAATGTTTTCCAAACCTACCAAAGCCCCATTGAACCAGGGGCAAGAAGCGGTTGCGAAGGAGTTCTTCGACTTCCTGCTCGACCCTAATGCCACAGAGTTCGGAATAAGTGGACCTGGAGGAACTGGTAAGACATTCCTGATGTCGCACCTCATTGATGACACTATGCCTGCATATATGGAAACCTGTTCTCTAATGGGAACCAAGCCTCTGTATAACGAAGTTGTCATGACTGCGACCACGAACAAAGCTGCTGAAGTTCTGGCTCAAGCTACTGGACGTCCAACGTCTACCTATCATTCCTTCCAGGGACTGATTGTTAAGAATGACTTTAAAACCGGTGAGGCTAATGTCGTACCGTCTAAGTCATTCAATATTAAGAAGAACAAGATTATCTTCGTAGATGAAGCATCCATGATTGACCGTCAGTTACTTAAGTATGCACGTGAAGGTACTCACCAGTGCAAACTGGTATTCGTAGGTGATGCTTCTCAGCTTCTGCCTGTTAAAGAGAGTAAGTCTCCAGTGTATGCTGGCAATATCCCAACACACTATCTGACTGAACAGATGCGTACCGATACACCGGAACTCAAAGCATTGCACCAGCAATTGCGTGATACGGTGGAAGGTAAGACAGGCTTCCTGCCTATTAAATGTATTCCAGGCATTATTGACTGGGTACAAGGGGAAGAGATGGAGAAACTGGTTCTCAGTCACTTCACCCAACCCACCAATAGCCGTATTGTTGCTTACACCAATGACCAGGTTATTAATTACAATAACTACATTCGTGAAGCTAATGGCTACGTAGGTGAATACTCCATTGGTGAACAACTAGTTTCTAACTCAGCTGTTCGCTTGGGCGGGGAAGACCGTCTGTCTATCGAGCAGGACGTAAAACTCATTGACCAAGATAGCAGTACTCGCATGATTAAGGTTACAGGCGACCTGGAACTGGAAGTCCGTGATAGTACTCTAGACCTTGGTTATGGTGGTATTGTTAGTGAAGTACCAGTTCCTACCGACCCAGACTACTTCAACCGTTTGGTTAAGTGGTTAGGTAAAGAGAAGAACTGGGAACCTTACTTCCGCCTTAAAGAAACCATTCCAGACCTGCGTGCTACTCATGCATGTACTGTTCATAAATCACAAGGCTCTACTTACGACACAATCTTCATTGATGCAAATGACCTCTCAAGCTGTCGCCAACCTGATATGGTTGCCCGTCTGCTTTACGTCGCTGTGTCTCGTGCCCGTAAGCGAGTAGTGTTCTATGGCAATCTTGCCAGTAAGTATGGTGGTCTAACTTTCTAAGGGAGGGTATATGCCTCAGATTGGTTCAGCGACTATTGGTCAGGTTGCCAATAGTAGTGAGATAGTCAAACACCTGTTCTTAGCAGAACTGGTTCGTCTTGATGGTGTGTTAAACGGCATTATTGATAAGAATGATCGTATCAATGGCGTAGACGTATCGGCTGGATTTCTTCATCAAGGGGAGTTCTATCAGCGTTCTAACGCTACCAGACCTCCAACCTACGGTGAGCGATTAACACTTAATCCAGAACTTTGGCCTGCAATGGACAAGTATCTGAAAGCCTCCAGTCGTCTGATTATGGAAGTACACCTTGTGAACCAGACTGTATATCGTCTGGTTCGTGGTTGTATGTCCTATCAGGATGTACGTGATGCTTTACCTGAATGTCTGGTAGCACAAGACCAGACTGGTCAGTACAAAGGACTACCACGTACTCGTGAAGCTGCTTGGACTCTTGCTGGTGATGCTATGGCAATCAAACAGTATGAGAAGATTCTTCCCTCTATCGAGTACTATGCAGCTTCACATCTGATTTTCTAAGGTAAAGCTATGCGTTACATCACCTCTCAGGATACTGGCAAGTATCCTATTGCTATCCTCGGTCATCAAATCCGAAGGGAGGAGATGATTAAAACCTACCTGCTGCCTTATGACCTAAGCATGGAAGATTTCATCTTCCTTGAACTTCATTCTGCCCCTGGCAAGAAGAAGACCCCTGCAAGGGAGATTAAGGAGTTCATACAGCAGGAACTACAGCAAGTACTGGATGATGCAGAGACTCAATACATTATCTGTACCGATTCTGACTACTTCAAAATACTGACTAAAGAAGCTAAAGCAGAGGCTAACCTCGGCTATGTTTGTGATTCAGTATGGGGTAAGCAGAAGGTTATCTATACACCTAGCTACAGACAGGTCTTTTATGACCCACCTGTAGTGAAAGCCAAGATTGCTCAGGGAATGGATGCATTACTTAACCACATTCGCGGACAGTATGCTGAACCAGGGCAGGGAATCATTGAGTTTGAAGCCTACCCAGATACACCCGAAAAGATTAAAGCCTGGTTGGACCAGTTGCTTGAGATGAATAAGCCTCTGGCTATAGACATCGAATCATTCGGTTTAAAGCACTATAACGCAGGCATAGGAACGATTACGTTCTGTTGGAGTAAGACACAAGGCATAGCCTTTAATGTGGACTACGAGCCAATTAAGGGAGCTACTGAAGCACCTTATGGGCGTATAAACAGGAATGATGTTGTTCGTAACCTGTTACGCGAGTTCTTCATTAAGTACACCCAACGGCAGATGTATCACAACATTAGCTATGACGTGTACATACTTATCTATCAGTTATTCATGGATAACCTGATTGATACGGAAGGCTTACTACATGGCATGGAAATCATGCTACGTAACTGGGACTGTACTAAGTTAATCACCTACCTGGCTACTAACAGTTGTGCCGGTAATCACCTTAGTCTGAAAGACCAGGCTCAGGAGTATGCTGGTAACTATGCTCAGGATGATATTAAAGACATACGTCTTATTCCTAATGAGCAACTGTTACGCTACAACCTCATTGATGGTTTGTGTACGTGGTACACCTACGAGAAGCACTGGGATACTCTCATTGCTGATGACCAACTAGATGTTTACAACAACATCTTTAAACCAGCCTGTGAAGACATTATTCAGATGCAGTTAACCGGTATGCCCATGAATATGGAAACCGTTAACCAAGTGGCTGAAGAGATGGAAACTGACAGGAACCAGGCTTTGAAAACTATTCGTGAGTCTAAGCTCATGAAGAATTTCACCCTGATGCTTCGTCAGGAATGGGTAGACGATAAGAATGCTAAGCTTAAGAAGAAGCAAGTAACATTGGCTGATTGTGACATTGAGTTTAATCCTAACTCCGGTCCTCAATTACAGAAACTGTTATTTGATTATATTGGCTTACCGGTTCTTGGTCTTACTAAGAGCAAGCAACCTGCTACTGACGGTGACACTATTAAAGCACTGCGTACACATACGCAGAGTGAAGATGTTAAGGAACTGCTCAATGCACTTATCGACTATAAACTCGTGGATAAGATTATCACTAGTTTTATACCAGCTTTCAGGAATGCCCAACCGGGGCCGGATGGCTGGCACTATCTGTTCGGAAACCTCAATCTGGGAGGCACAGTCTCCGGTAGGCTATCGGCTTCAGAGCCAAATCTACAAACAATTCCATCCGGTTCTAAATATGCCAAGAAGATTAAGAAATGCTTCGAAGCCCCTCCTGGCTGGATATTTTGCGGTTTGGACTTCGCCTCGCTGGAAGACAGAATATCTGCATTGACTACCAAAGACCCCCAGAAGCTGAAGGTGTATACCGATGGCTATGATGGTCATAGTCTTCGTGCGTATGCTTACTTTGGTGAGCAGATGCCAGACATAGTAGACACAGTTGAGTCAATCAATTCTATTCAGACGAAGTACAAGCACTTGCGTAGTGATTCTAAAGCCCCAACTTTCTTGCTTACCTATGGTGGCACGTACATGGGCTTGATGAAAAACTGTGGCTTCTCAGAAGAGAAAGCTAAGACAACAGAGAAACGTTATCACGACCTCTATGTAGTTAGTGATGCGTGGGTTCAGGCTAAGCTAGATGAAGCTGCCAAAACTGGTTATGTTACTGCTGCATTTGGTTTGAGAGTGCGTACTCCTTTACTGGCTCAGGTATTACGTGGGACATGTAAGACTCCATATGAAGCAGAAGCTGAAGGTAGGACTGCTGGTAATGCCTTGGGGCAAAGCTGGTGTCTACTGAATAACCGTGCTGGTTCAGAATTTATGCGTAAAGTCAGAGCCAGTGAGTTCAGATTAGATATACGCCCTAGTATTCACATTCATGATGCTCAGTACTTCATGATTCGTGACAATATGGATACCTTGCAGTACACGAACAAGCACTTGGTGGAAGCCGTTAACTGGCAAGACCATCCTGATATTGCTCATCCAGAAGTTGGTTTGGGTGGGGAACTATCCTTGTTTTACCCAACGTGGGCTAACGAGATTGAGATTCCAAATCACGCTACCCCAGAAGAAGTTCATCAAATAATTCAAAAGGCATTCGCATGACTAAAAGTACTAAAGAAACCATCGTCAAAAAATATCATTGGATGGTGGCAGCACAGGTAATCTTCCAGCTCCCTAAAGCTGATGATGGTTCTCTGCTTACCATGAACACAATGCTGCTCACTACCGAACCTCATGTGACCTATAAAGATTTGGCTCGTGCCAATCATTCCCTGAAAATTAGTCTGGACCAGCGTTTCGACACCTCAGTTGACCTGAAAGACATTGTTTATCTGTCTCTTAGCAACCTGGGTCTGATGTCTGAACCAGAGTTCCAGGCAAACATGATTCCCAAGGGGGAATAATGACTAAGCTCTCCGGTGGCCTTAATAACTACTATGTAGTTTCAATTAAGAATCCCCAACGGAAAGAGCAAGAGCCATATCAAGCAGAGTGTGAGGATATTATCCAAGCACTGGGCATGACCTTCGATGAAGGTTGTGCCTTTAAAGCTCTATGGCGAAATGCTGCTGCCCGTATGGGTAATGGTAAACCAGGTAATAAAGCCCTGTATGACTGTGAGAAGCTAGTTCATTACGCTAATCGTATTCTCGCTAAAGAAAGGTTAGCGGAGGAACCAGCAGTCAAAGATGTCCTTAACTCTGTGTGTAATAATTGGATTTACTCTAACGAGAAACCTCTGCTCACTAAACCATTTACGTTTATTGAGGTTATCTTCAAAGACCAGACTATCCCTATTCCAAGCACTTACCTTGCGAATAACATTGGAGCAATTCCTTGGGATAATGTACAGAAATACAGGATTACTTACTGATGAAGATAACCAACAACCATGATGTCTCACTAGCTCTGGCTGTATGGCTATTGCATGATGAGTAACTAATTATGAAACAGAGGATTGCCCATGACAGGCTTTTACAGCTTGTTAGTTATGACCCTATTTCCGGAATTTTTACTCGTAGGAATACCGGAAAGGTATCCGGTTACCTAATGAAGAGTGGTTACGTTCAACTCCGTGTGGATAGTGTGTTGTACTATGGGCATATCCTTGCATGGTTCTATGTGCATGGCGTATGGCCTACGGATAGGATTGACCATAAGGACAATATACGCCATCACAACTGGATAGATAACCTCAGAGAAGCGACCCACAAGCAGAATAACCAGAGTGCTGTTTTATCTAAAACAAACACATCTGGGTTTAAGGGTGTCTCCTTTTCAAAGAATATGGGTAAGTACAGAGCAACTATTTGGGTTAATAGCAAACCAATTACATTAGGTTACACAGATAACCCAATAGAGGCTGCTGTTCTCTACGATGAAGCTGCTGTAACTCATTATGGTGAGTTTGCCAAAACCAACAAACAATTAGGACTGTTATGAAACTTACTAACAATCATGATGTTAGTCTTGCACTAGCTGTTTGGCTTGTTACAGATGATTATGATTACGTAGACAATCCTAAGTACCTGTCTGCTACCACATTGCTTAAGCCCATTAAGCAAATCGTCATGAAGCATCGTGTAGATTTTAGTGACCAGTCAATTGATGTTATGGATTTCGTATCCACATCAATGGGTACTGGCTTACATGATTCTATCGAGAAAGCCTGGAAGCTAGGCCATAAGACTGCATTGAAGAAGCTGGGTTATCCTCAGCGAGTAATTGATGCAGTAGTCATTAACCCAACCAAAGAAGACTTTGCTGCTAACCCTGACCTTATCCCAATCTACATTGAACAACGTGGAACCAAGCAGGTTAAGGGATGGACTATTGGTGGTAAATTCGACATCGTAACGGAAGGTCTGTTGCAAGACTTCAAGTCTACCTCAACCTATTCCTGGGTTGCTGGTTCCCGTGATGATGAACACAAGATGCAAGGCAGCTTGTACCGTTGGATTCACAACGACATCATTACTGAGGATGTAATTCGTATTAACTACATCTTCACCGACTTCATGAAACACATGGCTAACAGCAATCCGAACTATCCTGCTAATCGTATTATGCATAAGGATATTCCGTTACTGTCTGTCGAGAAGACTGAACGTTGGGTGGAAGAGAAGATTCACTTAATCGAAAAGTACTGGGATGCACCTGAAGAGGAAATCCCCGAATGTACTGACGAGGAGTTGTGGCGAACAGAGCCACAGTTCAAATACTTCTCTGATGCTTCTAAGGTAGATGTACCTGGAGCCAGAAGTACCAAAAACTTTGGCGATATGGCATCTGCCCGTATCTTCATGGCTGAAAAAGGTGGCAAGGGTGCTATCAAGGTTGTGGAGGGGCAGGTTAAACGCTGTTTATATTGCCCTGTCGCATCCATTTGCAAACAAAGAGAGAGATATTTTCCATCATGAGCATTGACCTTACCGGAGTAGTGCATCATCCAGCGATTGAAGAAATCGTAGATGTGCTCTGCAATAAAACCCAGAATAACGACCGGGGATTCTTCCGTGTCGAAGTAGCCTACTTCTTGGCTAAAATGGCATCCTGCATGGGTGCAACCATCGTAACTAAAGACCGTGGTGACCTGCCGGTAAACATCTACGCTATGGCGTTGGCTACATCTGGTTTCGGTAAAGGTCACTCGGTAAATATCATTGAAGACGGGTTCATGACTGGCTTCCGTAAACGTTTTATGGAAGACACCATGCCCGTCATTGCAAATGACCGTTTATGGAAGATTGCTAACGAACGTGCTGCTCGTCAGGGTACAGACCAGAATGATGAGTTCGATAAAGTTGAAGCAGAGTATAAGCGTGCTGGGGCATTCCCATTCACATTCGACTCTGGTACAGCACCTGCTGTAAAACAGCTTCGTCACAAGCTGCTTATGGCTGGTTGTGGTGCTATTAACTTACAGATTGATGAGATTGGTTCCAACCTCATTGCCAACGTTGAAGTTCTTAACCTGTTCCTTGAGTTGTATGACCAGGGGAAAGTAAAACAGAAGTTAACCAAGAACACTGCTGAAAGTATTCGTGGTGAAGAACTGGATGGTAAAACTCCTGCTAACCTGCTGCTGTTCGGTACTCCGAGTAAGTTGCTGGATGGTGGGCAGACTGAAGACCAGTTCTATGACTTCCTCGATACAGGATATGCACGTCGTTGTCTGTTTGCCATTGGGCACTTAGACAAGCGAGCGCATGCAACGATGACTCCGGAAGAAATCTACCATAACCTGATTAAGCAGGATAACGTTCAGTCTCTTGGTAAGTGGGCTAACCACTTCCATAGTCTGGCTGACCCAAACCTGTTTGGCTTTAAGATGATTGTGGAAGATGCAGTGGGTATTGCTCTGATTGCTTACAAAATTGATTGTGAGAAACAAGCAGAAGCTATGGCTGACCACGAAGAAATTCGTAAGGCTGAAATCTCCCACCGTTACTTCAAGGCTCTTAAGCTGGCAGGTGCACTGGCGTTTGTTGACCAGAGTTCATTCATTGAGATGTCTCACCTTAAACAAGCAATCCTGCTCGTAGAAGAATCCGGAGCAGCATTCCAGGGTATTCTCAATCGTGAGAAAGCCTATGTGAAGCTGGCTAAGTACATTGCCTCTGTGGGCAAAGAGGTTACTCATGCTGACTTGCTGGAGTCATTACCATTCTATAAGAGTGGTAATGCAGCTCGTAATGAGATGATGACTCTTGCTACAGCATGGGGTTACAAACAGCACATCATTATTAAGAAGACCTTCAATGAAGGCATTGAGTTCTTCCGTGGAGAGACTCTGAAAGAGACTGACACCAATGAGATGATAGTGGCATATAGTGATAGCTTTGCTTATGACTATGTTGGTGAACGTGTACCGTTTGACCAGCTACATGTATTAACCCAAGCTCCCGGTATGCACTGGGTAAACCATCACATGAAGAATGGGCATCGTTCTGAAGAGAACGTTATTCCAGGATTTAACATGATTGTTATTGACTGTGATGGTGGAGTACCTCTGCATACGTGCCATGAACTGATGAAGGAATATAAGTTCATGACCTATACCACTAAGCGTCATACCGATGAAGAGAACCGCTTCCGTCTGATTATTCCAATGAACTATGAGTTACACCTTGATACTGAGGAATACAAAGAGTTCATGAATAACGTTATGGCTTGGCTACCATTCGAAACGGATGAGTCTGCTAACCAACGAGCCAAGAAGTGGATGTCCTGTGAGACTGGTTCCTATCATTACAACCTTGATGCGAATCTGTTGGATGTACGTGACTTTATTCCTCGTACCAGTAAGAACGAGCAGTTCCAGAACCAGATGAAGGAAGTACAGTCGTTGGATAATCTGGAGCGTTGGTTCGCTGGTCGTATTGCCTCCGGTAATCGTAATAATCAAATGATTAAGTACGCACTGGCATTAGTAGACAGTGGTTGGGACTTTGCTCAAGTACAGCAAGCCGTCTACTCATTCAATAAGAAACTGGCTAATCCATTACCAGATGATGAATTGAATTCAACCGTAATGGTCACCGTGGCTAAACGCTTCGCTGGCAAGTAAGCAAACAGGAGTCTTTCTTTGGTTTGAAGGACTCCTAAACTAAACGAGGAAAAATAATGTCCGAAGAAATCTCCAATGATATGAACACTCAGCTAATCCTGATTGCAGGATTCTCAGCGAGTGGTAAATCAGCATCACTGCGTAATATCCGGAACCAGGAACGCTGGCTGTATTTGAATACAGAAGCGGGTAAGCGTCTGCCTTTCCGTAATAAGTTCAACACCTATAACATCGAAGACCCATATCAGATTTGGGAAGCATTTGATGTTGCATCTCCGGGTGGTGAAATGGCAGACGATGTTGATGGTATCATTATCGACTCTGCTACCTTCATGATGGACATGTTGGAATCTCAGTATGTATTGCCATCTGCTAATACCCAGAAAGCCTGGGGAGACTTTGCACAGTTCTTTAAAATACTGCTGCAACAGAAAGTCGTTAAGTTTGGTAAGCCAGTAATCATTACTGCTCATGCCAAAGATGAACTTGACGAAGCTGCTGGTGTGATGAAAACATTCATCCCGGTTAAGGGTTCACTGAAGAACAATGGCCTTGAGGCTTACTTCTCTACAGTGGTTTATGCAGAACGTGTAGACATTAAAGAGCTGGAGAAGTATGGCAACAAGATGCTTGATATTACGGAAGAAGAACGTGACTTAGGCTATAAGCACGTATTCCAGACTCGTCCAACCAAGAAGTCTGTTGGTAAACGACTTCGCTCACCAATGGGTATGTTTGATAAGTCGCAGACTTATATTGATAATGATGCCCAAAAACTCTTAGACCATCTGGCTGAATACTACGCTTAAGCGTTTGCCTGGTTGTTAATCACTTATTAGGAAAAATATTATGTCACTGTTCAGTAACTTGAAAGAAAAGACCAAAAACGTTGAAGCTGTAAAAGACTCCCTTGGTGGTGGTGGCTTCGGTGCAAAAGAATCCGATATCTACACCGGTACTGTAAAAGTAGCTTATGTAGGTAAAGCTGACTCTGGTGCAGACTGGATGCAGTTAATCATTGAAAACCTGAAAGGTTCTGACGGCAATGATGCTGGTGAGTTCCGTGCTCAGGTGTACTTTACTTCTGGTAATGCTAAAGGCAATAAGCCAACTTACGAGAAGAATGGTAAAGAGTACTTCCTGCCTGGTTACACTGTCATTAATGACATGATGCTGATGGCTACTGGTTGTGAACTGCCAGATGCAGACTTCGAAGAGAAGATTGTTAAAGTCTATGACTTCGATCTGAAAGCTGAAACCAATAAATCTGTCATGGTTCCAGTTGACCTGGTTGGTCAGACTGTTACCTTCGCTCTGGAAAAGGTTCTGGAAGCTAAGCAGGTTAAAGGTGACAACGGTTACGTTGACTCCGGTGAAACCCGTGAAGTAAACGAGATTCAGAAAGTGTTTCACCCGGAACTGCTGGTCACAGTCGTCGAGGCTCAGGAAGCAGAGAAGGCTGAGAAAGAACTGACCCCAGAACTGGCTGTATTCTACGGAGCATGGCTGGAAAAGAACAAAGGTAAAACCCGTGATAAGACCAAGGGTTCTGCTGGTGGTAATGGTAAAGGTGGCTTGCCTCCTAAACCAGGTGCAGGTGCTGGCACGGGTACTACTCCAGCTGGTGGTAAATCTCTGTTCGGTAAGCGTTAATGAAAATCCCAATTGTCGGTGCAGACATTAGCCTCCGCAATTGGGGATTAGCTCGTGGGATGCTGGACATTGAGTCCGGCGTCTTCGAGCAGGTCGAACTTAAACTGGTTCAAACTGAAGTTGACCACAACAAACAAGTTCGAACCAACTCCAAAGATATACAAGCTGCCCATGATTTGTTTCTTGGTTGTGAGGAATGGTTACGGTCTGCTAAAGCAGTATTCGTAGAAGTACCAGTAGGCTCTCAGTCTGCTAATGGAATGAAGTCCTATGGTGTATGCGTAGGATTAATTGGTGCATTCCGTGCATTGGGTTGTCCAATCTTTGAAGTATCCCCAATTGAAAACAAACTTGCACTGGTCGGCGATAAAACTGCATCAAAAGACACGATGATTCGTGCTGCTCATGCCATCTATCCTGAAGCCAACTGGCTCACGGATAGTAAAGGTAAACTTCTGAATAAGAATGAGCACTTAGCTGATGCAATCGGTGCAATCCACGCTGGTGTAAATCTCCCAGCTTTCCAGAATCTCATTAAATTAATAAAGGCATAATATGCAAATCGTTCTGAACCAGTCTGAAGTAGAAGCTGCTATTGAAGCTTATGTAAATGAACAGGTTAATCTTGCCGGGGACATTAATATCCTGGTGAATGCAGATGGTACTGCCACCATTGGCATCAATGAAGAGGCCGGTCATAGTGATGACACTCCCCCCGTGGTAGAGAAGAGGACTCGTCGTTCTCGTAAGAATCCACAAGAAGCCAAACACCGTCCGGTAGAACCAGAACCAGTTGTTGGGGATGAAACTGAAGAAGAGGTAAAGGAAGAAGAAACCCAGACCTCTACTGGTGGTGTGAACGAGAGTTCTACGCCGGAACCTGAAGAAGCAGTAGCTGAACCAGAAGCACAAGAAGAAGTTGTGCAGGAGGAAGTTAAGGCAGAAGAACCAGCAGAGAAACCTGCTGCGAAGCCTTCACTGTTCGCTGGCCTAAAACGTAGTTAATCTGGTAGGTGGCTCAGAAGCTGCTGCTAGGTGTGGTAGTGTTTATAGTACTGATGCTACTACTGGTCAGGATTATAGACGTGTCGGCTCCATACATAGCTTTTATCATCACTGTCATTATCCTGTGGAAATGCAGTGGTAAACACGGTGGTGACAAGCCGCCAGAATAACAACAACCGAGCCAGAGAGTTTTAATACTCTCCGAAGCTCTCTGGTTCATCTGAGGTATTTATGAGCAAGCCATTAGGATACTGGAATAAACCTGCCCATGAACTCGCTGTAGTACATTCTCCCGATGATGCCAATGCAAAGGATGGATACATCAGTATTAAACGTCATGGGGTGAGGGTATTTCTGCACAACTGGATTTGGGAATACTATAATGGACCAATCCCGGATGGGTATGAAGTTGACCACATCAATGGAATCCCAACTGATTGTCGACTTATTAATATGAGACTGGTGTCCCATATGATTAACTGTCGCAATCGTCGCAAAAGAATTGACAATACATCCGGCGCTACCGGTGTGTATAGACAATGGAAGAAGACTAATGAATATTGGACTGCTGCTTGGAATGACCCGCATACAGGTAAGCTACGAACTAAAAGCTTCAACATTGGTGTTCTTGGGGATAGCGAAGCCAAAGATGCTGCTATAGCATACCGGGCTACTATAGAAGCAGACCTGGTAAAGAATCACAACTACACCTTACGCCATGGAAGATAAACTCTCCCCAGTCCATTGGTTCAACCGAGGCTGATATGAACAAATTTACTATTCACTGGCTCAATGGAAAGGTTAGTTCTTTCATGGGTGGAGAACCTGCTGAAGGAAACAAAGCATTCCACATTGATTCAGAAGGCTGCAAAATCTTAATACCTTATGCTTGGTATAAAGGTGGTGAAGTTGAAGCATTGAAAAAGAGTAGTTAATATCGTGAAGGGTTCTGTTAGAATCCTTTGAGATAGGAACTCCTATCATAACCTTTCTTAACTTAATCTTTGCCGTATGGCACTGACGCTAGGGGTGGCCCCCCATCCGTCAGACAGACTATTTTAAGAACCGGTTATCTCAGAAAATGTAAAGCAACATTCGGGTTAATCAATGGCCTCTCCTATAGGGGCCATTTCTGAATCTTAGGCTATATCCCAAAGGTTAGTATCTTTGGGATAAGGCTTCAGATCCCTTATCAAACTAACGCTCATGTTGAGCACAACATTAACCAATAATGTCGGATAGTTCGTTACGCTATTCATCCAGCATCGAGTTGTTAGGTCTTACATGCAACATAGGGTAATGGGAGGATTCGTCCCCTCCCTCCTATTATGAACCAATTCGTGAGAACTCTTATCTTGGCTACCGGGAAAGGAGTGAAAAATGTTCGTAAACTACTCCCCAATTAGGTTCAACTCCTAAGCCAGGGTAAGTGTTCTCACTAATTGGAAAAATTAAGACGGGTCTGGTGAAGTAGATGGGGTTCGATTCCCTCCGGTGGAGTAATCCACTAGCGTGCTTGGTGCACGAATAAGACTTAATACTGGTGGTTCGATTCCATCCCCCGTTACCCGAAGTCGCCAGGTACTTATGGCAAACGGGTAGTAACGAACTAGTCATTCGTCAAACGCCCACCCAATTATGAGTCAGCAAGAACGCCTTCACTTAAACTTAAACAAAAAAGCTTAACGCAATAATTATGTAGGGGTATGTAAGGATTGCGAAGAAGGAGCCAGTTAGAGCCTGGCATGGCTCACCTATTGCATTACCAAGCCACTAGGCAAGTACTGTTAAGCAGTATACACGTTATGAGCCTCCTGGGGGCTAGTGGAAGTTGCCAACATCAACGAGATGTCCTGTGTTGTCTCTGAGGCTGCTTGGTAGTGCATTCTAATCAGCAGTAACATAGTCCTGATTGCATAGCACTCTAAAGACAACACTGGTAAGACAGTCCAGTGGCTGCTAATGTATTGTTATTCCCCTCGACGGGAATTTCGCTAGTGAAGGTAACACTTAAAAATCCAAACCCACGTCTTACTACTATCGGGCTATCAACCCACGGTCGCTTAACCCTGTAGTGATAGTAGTTTGACGGCCTGCCTCGTTGACTGCGTTAAAGTCACTAAGTCCCTCGGAGCCGTCACTCTGGGGGACTTTTTTATTTGAGAACTACTTATTGGACGATTCATATGATTGACCTAATCTTAACCCCGTATGCCTATGAGGTAACGGATAACCGTGGACGTAAGTCTTTGGTATTTGCAGGTAGCGTAGCCTATAACAACGCAGTCATGTTTAAATACAAACTTAAACCACTCTATGAGGCTAATAATGGAATTTGATGATTTAGATTTTGAAGCTATCGAAAGGGCGAACCAGGAGAAACTGGAACAGGCTAATCGTGAAGCTGAAGAGTTAGAAAACGCTAAAGGCAACAACGATTGCACGAGTGGTGGTTGCACCATTTAGCAAACAGGTATATGGTAGTTTTTACCGAAAGGTACTGAACTACCCGACATGTGGTAAGGCTCGAGAAGCCAAAACAAAATAAGCCCTCCTAGTGAGGGCTTTTCCATATCTGTAGGAAACTATTATGACGCAAGTATCTATTACCTCTGTTGTTCGTGAAGCCATTCTCAACAATACTGTTCGTACATATTCGTTCGATGAAATCGCAGAGAAGCTAGGAGTAACCCGTTACGTGGCTAAGAAACTCTACTTCACTTTCCTGTGGTTCCCTACGGAAGAAACATTACGGAAGATTAAAGAAACTGGTAAATTTCCAAGTGAAGGACGCAAGCCTAAAATGTGGAAAACACCCTAGCTTCTAAAAGCAAAGCCCCTCTTTTGAGGGGCTTTCTCATTTTAGTTTACTAAGTTCATCCAAGGGTTTAGGTTGTGAGCACGAAGCCCCTGACCAAAGCCCCATGAGTAATCCAGACTACCCTTAGCAGCAATACTAAAGATGTTGTCCTGAATAGGTAAGCCAACGTTACCAAACATGGTAGGAGTTGGAGCCAGCATCGCCATTGCTGCATGTACTGGGTTATTGCGAATCATGGACACTGCAACCTTAGCTGAACGAATCTTAAAGTTGTAGAACCACATTAAACCAACGCTTTCCATATACCCACGGAAACGGCCCGGCAGACGGTCATAGTTAATGAACTCTTCGGTTACACGTCCCAGTGCTTCTTCACGAGTCTTACCTTTACGCTGGGTCAATTCATCATAGATGATTGCTTTAGCGATAAAGTCAGAGTACTCAACCGTCTTCTGGATACCCTGGAACAGAGCAGTATCCTTAGTGATAAGTGCATAACGACCAGCAGCACGTACAGACTTAGGTAACTTATCCGCCAGCTTTTCCATGTATTCGTGAAGTTTACCTTCAGTAATCAGGATGTCATCACGACCAATACCAGCATCTGCAATTGAAGAGAACTCACCAGCTTCTATCAGAGGCCAGATACTCATACGCTTATGGCTATCAGTAATGGACTGAATCTCAGCCTTAAGTTTACGAATCTGGTTCGGGTTAGTAGCTGCACGTAATTCTGCTTCTGCATCTACCTGACGTAAACGAGATTTAAGGTATTGGTTAATCTCAGCAGTCTTCCGTGGAATGCTCTTAGCAATGTTCTTAACCGGTACACCACGAGCAACCATCTGGTAAAGGTTAGCCAAAAAGTTAACAACAGGTACGACTACTGACTTAACTACAATCAGAGTCTTAGCATCTTTAACTAAATTTTGAACCAGGTTCTCACCACCCATTAAGTACTTATAGGCACGGTTACCGGCTAAACCCAGAATAGCTTTTTTAAAAGTATTAAGCGTTTCCGGGGACCAACGAGAATTACCAGACCAAGCATCACCAATCGAAGCTGCACGATAGCCAAGTGCATCATTCAGCATGTCACGACGTACCCACAGTTCACCCTCACCAAACAGTTTTTCTGCTTTCCGTCGAGTTTCACTGTTCATCAGCTTAAGAGCATCAGCAGTTACTGGGTCCAGTTTAGAACCAAAAAGGTTCACGTACTGGGACTTATTAGCAGCAGACATCTTAATGTCTTCCTTGTACATGCTATACAGGTTCTCAATCAGCATATCATTGAAACGCTGAGCCTTAGCTTCTTCCACCTGACGTCCACGCCATACACCAATTGCACGGGCAAGATGATTTTCACCTTCAATATGCTTCAGCATATTAGGGTTAATTGATTGCTCATAAGCAACCACATCACCTTTAGCATTATATACAGGCAGCAGTGGTTCATTACCACGTTCACCACGAGCTAGTGCTTTAGCGATACGGTCTACAGAAGGCTTGTCAGTAATACGACCAGCTACCATGGAACCCATAGTAAAGCCTGTACCGAGGTCTACACCACCAGCAGTATTACGAACGTTCTGTAGAATACCTTGTGAGAACGGAGCCTGTGCCTGTACTGGGGCAAAGTAGTAGCTACGTGCCAGACCTCGGTTAGCAGAGCTACCTTGATAAGTACCCAGACGAACATAGGACTTCTCTATCAAATCACCAAACTCGCTATCTTCAGCAACAACCAGACTAACACCCTGTTTAGTCTCACTAGGGATATACCCTTTGTACTGGTTCAGGGTTGCACGCATATCAGACTTGGCTTTAGCCATTTCATCTTTACGCTGCCCAACCAGGTAAGAAGTAGCAAAGTCCATTCCCTCAACTTCTGTCTGAGCCAGTGAAGATAACATCTCACGGTCGGACTTGTTCATTGCTTCCAGTGCATACAGGGTAATAAGTTTATCCAGTTGAGCTACATCTACAATAGAACGAGTAGTCTTACGTTCACCCAGCATACGAGAGATTGCAGTAGCATTACGCAGCAAGTTTTTACCGACTGTGCCATTAATCATGTACTGAGCCAGTTGCTTAGATTTACGGTTAATCAGAGGCCAGTTACGACCAGCTTGTTTCTGCAAATCTGCTTCCAGCTTATTCACTTCACGGTCAACAATCTTCTGGTCTGAAAGCAGGTCACGAATTTCAGCCAGAGACATGGTGTCACGCAGGACAGCTAAGTCAGTTTTACCCATACCAGTGTACATTGCTTTCCACTCATCCTTAGTCAGCTTACGGCTGAACTTAGATGCGATAGTGGTAGGCAGGTGTTCACGGAACTGCTGACGGTCAGCCTGCACCTGTGCACGGACTGCTTTAATCAAATCGTATACAGAAGCATTGCTCTTAGTACGACCGGTTAAATCATTAACCAGGTCATGGAAAGGTTGCCATACTTTACCCTGGTTCATTGCAACCATAACGCCTTCAGCTACGTTTGCACCATTCTTCTCTGTAGCAATAGCAGCCATTAGTTGTGCAGCATGAGCAGCACCTTTGACCAATGGGTTCTTGGTATTAGCTGCAACTTCACGAGCACTTTCTAAAACACGAGTAGACAGTACATCAATAGAGTCCACCAAATACTGGTTAGCACGGTCAATAGCATTACCACTAGGAGTAGCAACGGAATCATAGAATGACTGTGCATTTAGGCTAGTCTGCATGATTGTTTGAGCCAGTGCATCCATACCTTCCTGTACGTTGGTAGCTTTGGTATCACCTGCTACACGAGCATTCAGACTAGCCATTGCAGCAGTACCAATGTTAGTCAGCATTGCATCAACGGTATTCCCAGATTTCTTATCTGCTTTCATAACAGGAATGTTAGCCAGTACGTTACGTACCTCTTCACTTACCATTGCCAGACCAACAAAGGTAGGCAGTATTGAAGAACGACCCTGTGCATCAAACTCAATATTGTTAGCACCCATGATGGTATCGAACTTCTGCTGTGCATAGTAACGGTCAGCAGGGTTAGTACTATCTGGGTCAGTCATGAATGATTCAACAGTCAGGTTCTTAGTAACGTGTGCATAGTATTCCTGTGCACGAGAAAGAGCAGCCGGACTAATAGCAGCTTCAGTAGCGAGTGCAGCAACAATGTTAGTAAAGAGACGCTGCTCCTGCATATTCATAGTGAAGCCATGAGCCTGAACATCACGGGTTACTTTAGTTGCGTGCTTTTTCGCATCAGAGAACTTACCTTCACGGATTACTTGCTGTACTGGTTCTGAACCAATGTAGTTAGTAATCAGCTTATCAAATGTCTGTCCTAACTCTTCCAGACGGGTATTGTCACCATATGCTTTGTTATGGAACAAAGTAGTATCTTTGGCTACAGCAGCAGTAGGAGCCTGCCCACGCATAACAACTGAAGAGTTAAACAGTAAGCCAGAGAACATATCATCAGCATTAGCAGGTGCTTCTTCACGACCAAATACCAGTCGCTTGATTGCTTCATATACAGACTGAATCATAACTTTCAGTGCTGTGGTCTTCTTCTGCTTACTAATTAGCTCCTGGTTAGTTAAACCCCATGCCATGTACTCATTTAATGCAGCAGCTTTAGCTATTGCTGGTTCAATATAGCCATTAGACAAGTAGCCGTTAATGGTATAGAGGGCATCGGCATATGCTTCACGTACTTCCGGAGATTCATCCTTAACATCCAGAGCAAGGAACTGGTTCATCAGGTCTTCGATATTCTGGACTGCTTCGTTAGGAGTACCCTCATAGTGAGCCAGTACAGATTCAAAAGTAGAAGCATGTACCAATTCATGAACCAGAGTCTCTAAGGAAGGGGTGACTAAGTAGATGGTCTTATCATCAAAGTTAGTCCAGCCGTATGTATTACCTGCTTCGGCAGCTTCAATATCTTCTGGTGCTGGACGGGTAATGTTCTTCTCAATAGCGTAAGCATCCAATTGAGCAGGAGTACCGTAAACAACCTTGTAGTCTTTAGCAGCAAGGGATTTCTGTACTTCTTTCAATACTGCTTGCTGTTCAGGAGACATTTCTTTAGCCAGCTTAGTGATAGCAGTATTAGACAACAGACGTACACCAGACTTAAGTACACGACCAACTTGTTCCATTGCTGGCACTTCTTTAACAGGTGCTTCTTTCACTGGTTCTGCTTTAGCAGCACGTACTGCATCACGACGCTTGTTTAATTCAGCATCGAACAGTTCGTTCAGCTTAGCTACTTGCTGGTCTACAGTCAGACCTTCCAGAGAAATTTTACCGTTGTTCACATATGGAGCACCTACAGCAGCCATCTGGTCAACAGTAGTCTGTACTTGGTTCATTACTTTGTGGCGAATATCTACACCCAGAGCAATGTTTCGCAAGTTACGCTCAATGAGGTTAACACCGGAATTCTTAATCATATCAATCTTATACTGCCTGTCCCCTTCAACACGACTGATATGAGAAAGCTGTTCAAAATCTAAAGCGGAACGGGCAATGTCATCAATTGTCTTATCCGACAACTTATCAAAGTCTACGTTCTTCATGAACTTAGAGAAGGAGTCATACACGTTCTTAATAGGGTTGCCCTGCCAAGAAGTATATACAGCCTCGTTAGCTTTACGACTTGCATCAGTGATGTCACTGATACCAATGTTCATACCATCAAAGATTTTCAGGGTATTCTTAGGAGCACCTTTCATAGTAGAAAGGGTCTGCATCATCATGCCATCACCAGTACCAATGGTCATAAACGGAATACCTGCAACACCTGCTTGTGAAGGAGCATAGATGCTCATTGGCACACGCATACGGTCATCTAAGTTGGTAGCCAGTACTTGGTTAGCAACGTCAGTACTCTCACTGCCAGCAAGGTAGAAAGTCTGTGAGCCAGTCTCAATCATTGGGGCCAGTGGAGATAATGATTCCTGGATTTCATTCAGTTCTTTCTGTGTTAAGAAATCACCCTTCTTCCAGGTTGGGTCTTTTTCTTTTTCTGCTAGCTTAGTCTGTACTGCTTGTTGGAACATATCCTGCAATACCAGAGACTGAATCTGAGTAGCCTTCTGCAAGTTCTCAGTAGAGTACATCAGACCTTCACCAACAGTATTACGGATACCGGTACGCATTGGTTCAACGAACAAATGGAGCATGTTCTCTTGTAAGTTCTTCAGAGCATTACCGGATACGGTAAATTTCTGAGGGTTTAACTTACCAGTCAGAGCACCATCTACTTCCTTAATAAATAACTTACCTTTGCGCTTAGCTGGAATTTTACCAGTCAGTGCTTCCATAGAAGTAAGGAAAGTATCCAGCATAGCCTGAGCATCAGCCTCAGACGCAGCCTCCTTACCAAACATTGCCATAGCCGGGGAAATGCTAGGGTCAGCAGCACGTGCTTGCAGAACGTCGCTGAAGCGTTCGTAGATGGTGTCAGTAATTGCACCGACTATATTACCAGCAATACCACGTGCACCAGCACCATAGATGGTAATGGTAAGCGGGTTTTTAGCGATACCACGTTTCAGGTCCAGAGTACCATCTTCATTCAGGTTAAAGTCTTTAATGAACAGGTCCATTAACTTCTGGAGATGATTTATCTGGTTTATAACTGGAACGTTGTTACGGTAAGTAGTACGTAACGCATTCAGTGCTTGTTGCAGACCATTGGTAGATGCTTCATACAAGTCAACATTATCGTCGATAGAACAATGTTCGTTCATCGTTTTACCAGCACGACCGAAGAACAAACCACCTTTGGCAGTATTCTTAATCCAGTCTGGGGTGAACTTACCACCAGTCATTAATACCATTGCGTTGATTGGGCCGTTGGTTACACCATCAGCTTCAACGTACAGAGGGGTAGTAAAATTAGCACGGTCATCACTGTTCAGGTAACGGGCATATTCCATCAGGGCCATGAGAGCTACGAAGGATTTGTTATCACCCAGAGAGGTTTTCAGAATATCTACTGCATCAGTAGGTAAATAACCAGACTTATCAAACTCAACCATCATATCAACAGCAGGTTTCAAATTACCTTCCAGAGCTTTGGTCAGATTTTCAGACATAGCTTCACGGGACATTTTATGTACCTTGATGCCCAATGCCTGAGCCAGACCTAACTGGAAGTCAGAGAATGCTTGGCTGTTTTCATTACTCAAGTCGATAGTGGAGAAGGTTGGCAGAATTGCTTCACGAACCAGTTTACTGGATTGTGGGTTATTCTTACCAAGCATCTGCATACGACCTACACGGGTCATGTTGTAACCGTAGTGAATGGGGGTATCCAAACCATTCTCTTGTTCTTTTAGCTGATTAATTAAACCGAACAAAGAATCATATGCCATAGATACCGATAAGTTCTTACCTTCCAGAGATTTGGCAGTGTTTTCATTCAGCAAATCAGGATTAAGAGAACCAGCACCCATCAGTTCCAGAATGCCGTCTCGGCCTAATGCTTCATAGAAGTTAACCATCGGCATGTGTACACGGAACTCCGTAGCCTGTTCAGCTTTCAAAGCAGCTTTCTGTTCCGGGGTATTCCTAACAGCAGGGTTACGTAACTGAGTTTGAGCCACGGAAGGAATGTCATCACCGAAGTACGTTTTCTCTTCCGGATTTACCAGCACAGCTTCCTCAATTGCTGTAGGGAAATTATTAATAGGGTCTTTATCTGCCAACTTATTAATAGTGTACAGACCAATAGTCTTATTAGAGTCCGGGTCAATCTCAGACACATCCAGCATAGTCTCAGTAACTGCACCCATCTCGATGAGGGAAGACAGAATCTCTGTAGCCATTGCCGCTGGAATACCCTTGGTATAACCCAGTGGTGCATTAGGGTTACGGTTTAAACCCCAGTAGGATTCAATCTTTTGAGCCAGTGAGTTAGTAGCCTCAACCAGAGTCTGGGCATTCTCAAACTCAGTCAGAATACTTTCTGGTAACAGAGATGCATCTACACCAGTAATAGCAGCCACGTCTTTCATGTCTTTAATGGCAGCATTCTGTGTAGCAGTCAGTCGCCATTGCAGACCGGCAAGTACAGCAGTCTCTAACAACTGATCATTGAACTTAAAGGTATCTCCATCTTTCTCTACGATGTTAAGTAACTTACCACTTACCCAACGGTTAGCTTCAGTACCTTCTGCAAAACGTTTACCAACGTTCTTATTAGCAAGGAACTTAGCCAGTCGTTTAGACAGAGTAGCCTTCAGAGTTTCCCCAAAGTCCATCAAGTCTTGATAGCGTTCTAACACATCACCTGCGAGAACGTTATTTTCTTTTTGAGTGAATGCTTCAAAGCGAGCAGCAGAAGACAGTGCTTTCTTGATATCAGCCAAAGGAGATTCAGAACCAATGGTACGGGACTTAGGTTCTTCCGGTAGGGTAAATGCCTTCAGGAACTGGTTCGGTGTCTTCTCATTGTTATAGACAGGGAACACTGCTTCCATTCCAGAAAGAGGTTTGCCACCCACTGTATAGTCTGCTTTCAGCTGAGCCAGTGATACCTCATCTTCCTCCACGTTGTTAGTGTTAAGACCAGAGGTATCTACACCAACCAGAATATGTGCATTATTGGCTTCAACGAAAGATTGAACAGTATTGAATTGTTCAGCAGTCAGTTTCTGATCATCGAACAGCTGTAAGGACACAAACGGTTGTTCGCTGCCTTTATAGAACATAGAGCGAATAGCACCTGTATCCAGAGACATATCACGATAACCATCATGACCAAATACATCGGACAGGCTGATATGGTCGCCATTAGAGCCAACCACAGTACCATCAGCAAACAGCCATGGACTCTCTCTACGATCACCATACTTATTAAGAGTTTCCTGTGAAATAGTATTTTCTTTCACATAAGCATCTCTTTCAGATTCGGTAGGTTGCTCGATGGTATCCTCATTAGTAAGGGTAGCATCATCTACAACCGGGCTAGCCTTTTCAGACTTAGGTACTTTCTCTTCCTGTACAGGTGTAACTTCTGGCTGGGAGAATGTATTACGTACATAGTTCATAAAATCATTACGTGCTTGGGAAGGGGAAGACCATACTTCCCGTGTGCTACGTAAACTAAAGATTCGACCTTCAGGAGTCATTACGTAAGGTACATTTGTTTTACCGTACTTAAATGAAGTGAGTACATCTGACTTACCAGTAACAGTGCTTTCCCCTGGAATGACAATAGTCTTACCACCAGTAGAAGGAACAGCACGAACACCCTCAATATCCTTACCAAGAGAAATATACTCTTTACCGTTGTAATCAAAGTACTGACCTATCTGCATATAGGTAGCTTGTTGCTTACCAGTAAACTCAGCAGTTTTCATCTCCGGGCCGTTAGGTACAGACGTACTTTCAGACTTAGGCTTAGATACTTTCTCTGGTTCTGACTTAGACTCTACAGTGTTAGGGGCAGTCTCTTTTGCTTCGACTGGTGCAGTTTTTGACTGTACAGTAATGGCTGGTTCCTGTGTTTTTACAGGTGTTTCATCAACCTGATTCACTGGTTCATTAGTCTGTTGGGACTGAGTGGCATTAAGACCACCTTGACGGAACTCTTTAACTACCTGGGCAGCTGGCTTGTTCAGACGTGAATCCAACGAGGTAACTTTCACATGAGAAACATTAAGCTCCGGGTAAGCCGTAGCAAGTGCATTAGCAATATCAGCTACGGTTTTGGCCTCCAGTGCTACTTGCTGGGCAAACTTAACAGACTTGGTATCATAAGGATTAACACCGAGGCCAGTACGACTACGTACCCATTCACGGGTAGGCGTGAGAGCCTGATAATGAACAGACTTATTCTTATCCGCATTCCCCGAAATCAGATGCTCATTCAACGCTCCGACCTTATTCTGCATGTGCTGGGCGAACTTCATAAAATCGCTCAGATAAGCGGAAGCCAAATCGAAGTTACCAGAGTTATACGCAGAACGAATGCGTTTCGCATGTTGCAACGCAGAGTACTGTCCTTCATTAGAACGAGACTCGTCGGTTTTAATCTGTTTACTAACAATGTCTTGAGGACGTAAGCCCAGTTCTTCTGCTTTAGCATCATACTCACGTGCACCCTGTAACAGAGCAGCAGCTGATTGCAGGGCAGCACGTTGACGATTATTCAGTGTAATCTTACCTTCACTTGCGTGCTTCAGAACCATGTTCACTGAATCTGCATCCAGTACTTCTGGAGACACATCAGCAGCCATAGCAATGTTGTTTGCTTGGGCTTGATTAGCTTCTTCAGTAGCTTTCAGTTTACCTGCTTCAGCTTGTTCCTGAATCATGGAATGGATGGCACGGAATGCACGAAGTACTTTAGGGGTATTCTGTATGTTAGCCATCAGGCCGGAGAACTGGTCTACGATTGCAGCAGCAGGAGAACCTTGTTCCAGATTAGCCAGAGCACCTGGGTCACGGTTAATGAAGCTATCCATAGACATGATGTTGTCATACATCTGGATTGCAGCTTCCATTTGAACGTCAGGGTCTTCAGCAGTATTAACCAAGTCAGCCATCTTCTGAATAGCTTCCACACGGTTAGTGGAACCAGAAACAGCTTCACGGATTACTGGGTTGGCTTGTTCCAATTCTACTGGGTCAAACTTCATTGCCTGAGTCAAGTCAGCAGCATACTGGGTAGCAGCAGCTTTCTCTTCTGGAGTGATATCCATTGCATCTACTGCTTCCTGTACGGTTGCCTGTGCTTGTTCTGCCTGAGCAACAGCTTCCTGTGCAGCAGCATTAACCGTAGCATCGGCTACAGGGGATGCTTGTTCATTACGCTTAGCAACTTCTTCCCCACGTTGAACCAGGATGTTAGTAAGAGGAGATGCAGCTTTTGCTAATGTTTTACCAACCAGAGAAGCACCAGCCAGAGTGGTACGAAGAGCAGGTCCAGCAGCAGCACCGGCAGCTTTAACAGTTGCACCAGGAGCCTGAGCAACACCAGCACTACCGAAGCCATAGAGTGCACCAAGACCCGCTTGCTCACCGACACCTTTGAGGGTATCTCGGGATGCATCAACATTTTCCTTGATTGCACGGTTCTGTGCGAACTGACCAAAGCCTGATTGAGTACCCTCTTCAAAAGTCTGAGCACCAAGGTTAGTAAGAGCTGCCCCAGCAGAACCAACCCTCATGGGGTTAAGTTCAAACTTAGATACTAACGGACCCATAGCAGCAGCAACTGGGGCAGTTAAGGCAGCAGCAATGATACCCGTTTCAGATGCAGTCTGACGACGTGCTTCATCAGGAGATAAACCATCAGCAATATGTTGTTGGTAAACAGGAGACTTACTTGCCAGTTCTGGATGGGACATCTTCATGATTTCAGAAGCAGTCTGTTGGTATGCACCCCCGGCTTCCATGCCACCGATTGCAATAGCAGGTGCAGCAACACGACCAGTAGACAATGCAACCTGTGCAGGACGTGAACCCAACCCAGCAGCTAAGGTAATACCCTTAACAGCTTTATCACCACCTACCATTACTTTACCGAGTGCAGATACACCACGAATAAGTGGACCACCAGTAAAGAGGGAACCGACACCCTCACTCAGTCCATCTGAGGCAGCCATACCATTATCAAGTGTGTTAGCAACAGAGTCGAAAGCATCACGACCAATACGAGACAGGGAGGCAACCAAATCACTCTCCCCGTTTTTGATGTCCTGTTCATAGAGTTTCTGGTTCTTTTGAGCAGAAATCTGGTTCTGATTCTGAACAACTTTACGGGTAGCATTCAGTGCATCAGACTGTAGATTGTGTACGCCTTCATTCAGCCAATCCATCCCGGAAGCAATGGTTGCCCCGGCATTATCATTGACCAGACCTGCGCCAAGAGCAGCAATGCCCCCAAGGGTATTAGCAACACCAAGACCAACACCAGAAAGAGTATCGCCAAATGCTTCTGCGTTAGTACGCTGTTTAGATAAGTCCTGACGTACAGCATCCGCAGCATTAGCTCGGCTATTAAGAATCTGTAAACCTTGCTCATTACCGTACTTATTAATGATTTCTAATGGGGAGGCTTGAGTGAAGTCTGCCTGAAGTGAACCTGGTTCGAATGCACCGATTCCAAGATTACCTACTCGTCCAGTCTGGAGAGTGTAAGCATTCTCTGGGGTTAATTGGAAAGGGCTTTGCCCTTGTGCAGCTTGCTTCTGAGAGGTTGCAGTAGAGACATCGACTTGCTTAGCATTAGTGATGCTGTCTGCGAAACCTGCCAGACGGTCAAATGTTGACATAGCATGTTTCCTGTTCAAACTTATATCGTATATAGGTAACTTACTCTACAGTAAGCCAGTTAAAGAAAAAAGCCCCGTAGGGCTTTTATTAGTATTACCGATTTTGTCTGGGTTGCATATACTCAGGCAGTCCTTGTGCCTGACGTAAGTACCGTGCAGCACGTTCTTCATCTTCCTTGGCTCGTGCCCTGTCCACACTAGCCTGTGACCGAAAACCTCTTGGAGCCAGGTTAGCTGGGTCAGCCTGTACTTGTGCCTGTGCAGCTTGGAGCATTGCAGCAGCTTTAGTAACAGCCTCCTGTCGTGCAGGTAACAGTGCAGTAAGACCAGTTTGCCCGGTGTTAATCTTATTCTGGGTATTTGCCAGTGCAGCTACAGCAGCATCATACGCAGTCTGTGCTGCCTGAATATTCTGCATAGCTTGAGCACGACCTAGGTTACGAACACTACCTTCCAGTGGTTCTCCACGTTTCACACCCTCAATTAACTGTTCTACCTGACGGTCATTAAGACGCATACCATTACCGGCTTCATTGGTAATGAATGGGTTAACTGCATCAATAGCACGGCTAATATAACCTTCCGGTACACCGGTCTGTGCACGTTGCATAACAGCAGCAGCCATAGCAGGTGACATATTCCCACGTTGGGAAATATCGTTCAGTCGGTTCAGTACCCAGTTACGGTCAGCACCTTTAAAATCACCTTCCAACAGACGGTTAGCAATCTCACCTACTGGGGTATTATCAGTGACAGTACCGAGGAAGTCTGTGTTAAGACTACCGGTGTTATCCTGCATGGAACGTGTACCAATCATACCCTGAGCCAGAGTAGATACTGCCTGATTACCTTGATTATTCTGAACCATAGCTAGTGGGTCAGCCCCTACTTCAGCTTGGGCAATAACAGGTTTAATCTCTTCCCATGTCATATCCTTATAAGCACCTGGGGTAGAGTTAGGCAGAGCAGCCCAAGTATCTTTAAGGTTACCGTTCTTACGAGCCTCGAAGATAGCCTTACCAATCTTATCCTGGTTCTCAGGAGAAAGGGGCTGGCTTTGCCAATCTGAACCAAGAACTTTAGGAGCGAAGTCTTTCAGGGTAGCTTGGTTAATCTGGAATGCTCCAACAGGTGAAGCACCCTGATTCGACTTCATACCATCCTGGTGTTTAATTACATCACCAATACTCATTTGAGTAATAGGAGTAGATGTACCAGCAAACTGGTAGGTAACATCGTAAGGGGAACCCTGACGTGTACCAGCAGTACCCGGAGCAGACGTAGCACCAACATTGTTACCGTAAACACCCGGGTATGCTCGTGCAAGCATTTCCTGCAAACGTGCCTGGGCAACCGGAGACAGGTTCTTACTATATGCTTCTGCCAATAGACGGGCATCATTAGGGTTCTCAGCACCACGGGTAATCTGTGACATTACACCCATAGCTGCCTGACTATCGGCATCATTACGCTGAGCAACACCTAAATCAAAACGGTTCTGTGCCTGATTAATAGCCTGACCACTTTGGCCTTGAAGACGGCTCAGCATGTCCAATTGCTGGTCAGCAGGGAGTGCAGACAATGCATCACGGGTCTGACTTAATGCAGCATTAATACGGTTCTGGTCACCTGACTGGTATGCCTCAGACAGTAAACGGATAGCAGGGGAAGCATTATCTAATGCAGTGTTAGTATCCTGTAAACGACCAAAGCGATACGCATTGTAGTCATTGGTTCCCTGCTGACCTTGTTGAGTCAACAGTGTACCTGCTCTCTCATCCAGGTTTTGAAGGGTACGCTGGTTTATCAATGAACGGTCAACCCCCTGAAATAATGCACCAGATGCCAAAGCATTACGGTACTCAGTAGGGTCTTGGTACTGCATAGCATTCATCATGACGGCATTGCCAGCCTCCTGCTTGGCAGCGTTCTGGAAATTACCCAGTGCATCACTTAAGCCGGAGGTGGCGTTACCAATCATGCTGCCAAATGTGCGAATGCTGTCACCAACTCCAGAAAAGTTAGGTGCATCAACATTACGCCATGTAATTTGAGCCATGATGGTTTCCTATTAACGAGTAAGTTTATTAGCTGCAATGTAAGCATCAGCTGAAGACTGGTCACGGTTCTCTGCTGTAGCACGGCTACGAGCACGGTCTTCCAGTGCAGTGTTATAAGACTTAATCTGATTATTCAGGTTAGTGTTAGTAACGCTCTTAGCAAAGTTCAACTGGTTTTTGGCTAACTTGTTAGCCTGGAAACCACCATAGATATTGGCTAAGGAACCAAGTGCATCAAGTCCTAGTTGGAAGGTAGGAATATTCATGCCTAATTGGTCAGTCAAGCCTGAATCATTACCTGAGCCAAACAAAGAACTATCCAAACTACCATTTAAAAAATCCATGCCAACTGTTTGTCCGGGCCGATAATTCATTGCCGGAGTACTAAAGTTTTGCTTCTGGTTGTTACCAGATAACCAGGACAAAGCCCCTGGCTGAAGGGTTTGGTTGCCTGTAAAGAATGACAAATCCATGGGGATTCTCCTGTTAAACAAGGTCAGTATTAAGAGTCATATCAGAGTAGCTGCCAATCATGTTTAAGGACATGTCAGCTATATCCGAACCAGTCATAAGAGTACGTGAGAGGAAAGAATCCAACGACTCCAATGACACAAATTGCATAGGGTCAATTACACCCTGCCCAGCAGTACCAAACATTTCTTCATACTGCTTATTGATTGCCATCATATCAGTATTGTACTGCTGCATTACATTCTCTGCTTTCTGAATAGTAGCAGCCGTAGATGCATTAATATACTGGCTAATACCATTACCTACTGAACTGGTAAGCTGCATAATGTTCTGAGCATTCATCATTTCACCGGCTAAGGTAGATAAGGATGTACCAGTAGACATAGCAGTACCAACGTTCATAGCCACCATTGAAGCAATAGCAGCAATGATAAAACCTAGCTTATCACCAAACAGAGAAGTGGATACTTTAGTGACAATAGATATCATAATCATTGCAGCAATGGCGTTTGCTACAGCACCTACTATTACAGCAGCTAATCCAACAAAACCTAGCGATGCACCAACTGCACCATAAGCCCCAAGAATACCTGCACCACCAGCACTACCAGCACCCATAGTAAATACGGATATAACGACAGCAACTACAACAACCACAATCTTAAAGGCAGAGGACTGATACCACTTTTTCTTAACCTTTTTATATGAGTTCATTACTAAGTAAGAGCAGGCAGTAGATAACTGAGTGCTACGAACTAGTGACATTGAACGATAGATGTTGGTGTGCAGGGGAATAATGAATCCACTCTCTTCTGCATCACCCATTGCTTCAGCAACATCAATATTTACTGACTTATTTTTATATACCTTGTTGCTATGATGAAGGCCCAATACCCTAAGTTTACGGTAGGTATTATTACCATCCTGCCAAAGCAACTCATATTCTTGCATAGTATAAAACGTAGGGGTAACTTCCAGCTTTTTGCTAGCACCAGCACGCATGTTCTTACGGGTAAGGGTTATATCCCCTGCATATCTGGCTCGAAGTTGTCCTTGTTTAGCACCAGCCCATGCTTCACCGGAATGGGTAGTTTCAAATACGTAGTTCCAACTAATAGTCATATCATACTTATAATGCTTACTACTATGCACCCTAAACTCCCGCTTAGGTATAACAGGGTATTCTGGCAGCGGTGGAGGTGTTCCAACAATTTGGCCTTCATGCCTGTCCCACCATTCCTCATATGCATCTACTGCATCGTTTGCTGCCTGATAACCTGCAATCACTGCTTCCAGTGTAGGGTAGGTTGGATCAGGTGGAAATGCTTCAGTAGCCATCTGAAAGAAACGGTAGATGTATTCCTTAGCAGTATCTTCTGGAGTATTAAGAGATACACCGAATGTGCCATAGATGTATTGAATATCGCCTATGTCATCATTCTTCTTAAGCTCAGTCACTACTTTATCTAGCTTACCACCAGTAGCTTTATAGAGTGCCTTCTTACAGTGGGGGTAGATTGTGTCATTCTCTACCCATTGCTTATCATTCCTGATTGGAATAAATGGATAGAATCGGTTATCAGTAGCCTCAGTTTCAAACAGTGAATCGAGTGTAGCGTTACCTGAGTTCTTCTTATAGATAAGCATCTTAGGTGTACCAACAGCAGTCATCTCAGTGTCAGTACGAGTAGTCTGGGATGAGTACTTACGAACCAGTGTCTCTGTGGTCGTGGTGATTGTATCGGTGCGAGTAACACCACCACCTAAATTAACTACATTAGTGGTTACAGTAGTACTGGATTGAACCTCACCAAACTTTCTATGAGTCATTACCCTGTCAGATACAACTACAGTTACATCATCAGGTTTCTCAGTGAACCCTCTACGGTAAACCTTAACGTAAGAGTTCCAGTTATCCACACTTGGTACAGTAACAGTACTGTCTTCATATGGTCTACCATCAGAGTAAACAGAATGAGTCTGTATAGTCTTAGTAAGATTGGTTGTGTTAGCCGTCGTATTACTTGAGATGGTAGTCCATAACAGAGTAGACGGTAAGTCATTTTCGCTGTTATAGACAGTAGTCGGACCTACTACCGGTGGATTGGTAGCCGGGGACTTATAGAACGTGTAATCAGCATAGAGATACAAAGCACCTGGTTCAAAGTTAGTAGGTGTGAATGTAATGGGGGAACCTCCATCTAAGGAGGTCATAGTGATTACATTAGTATCTTCATCAATGTCTATGTCGAATCGTTCCATGATTCGACTTGGGGCATTCTCATAAAGATACTGATCACACCATTGCTCAAAGTCAGCAAAGCCAATCTCTGCTGCCTGAACATAGACAGATTCTCCAGCAGGTGGAGTAATTTGACCCTCTATAACAGTAGGGTCAATCTTAGCCAGTACACCTAATGAAGCCCCTGCCATACCAACTTCTGAATCATAGTGGTTCTTGCTCCAGCTAGAGAACAGTCGCATACGTATACCAGGCCCCTTCAGATAACTATCAGAGATAGTGTCTGCCATAGTGAATCCTGTATCAGCAACAATCTTACCGATGACTACAGTCTTCATATAGTTTGGACGTTTGTGTATATCCCCTGCCATGTTATAGACAGAGGATGCTACGTATACTTTGGTCTTACTACTGAATAAGCCCATATTAATTCAGCCCGTTGTTAATCTTCAGCTTGGACAAAATGGTATCAAGACTTGCGTTAGTGAAACCATTAGGCGGGTTCAAGCCTTCATCAATAGTCTTCTGTGTAATCCATGCATCAGTAAACAACTTAGATGCTTTAACTTCTGCATCACGTTGGTAAGAAGTAATCTGTTGAGAGTACAACTCTTTCTGCTTACCTACGGAACCCCTAACTGCTGCACCGTCTGTACGAGTATCCAACGTCTGTGCACGTTGTGCCTCAGTCTGCTCAGTAATCAGTTTAAGCTGTTGAGGTAACATCTGGTTAGCATTAAACAATGCAGCACAGTATGTTTCAGACTCAGTAGCAATCTTCATCTTAGTGAGGGCATATTCACTCTTAGCAGACAGTGCCTGAATCTTAGCCAGCACATACTGAGCTTTAGAAGTAGCCAATGTAACACGAGCAGTGACTGCCTGAATCTGTGCCATAGCAGCAGCCCAGTATGCTTGGTCACGACCAAGTAAGAACTGAACAGCATTACTCATGCACGATTCCATCATGGCAATATAGGCTTTGGTGTATTCACCACCTGTAATACGGTTAGCTTTAAACTCAGCTTTAAGGTGATTGTGAGCAGATTCCATTAATGCATCAAACGTACCACTGCCCCCCACTTCACGGGTAGTAAGTGATTCATTTGTTACTTTGCTAATAGCATCAAAGATTGGAGAACTATCCCCACCAGGGATATCCCATTCGGGACCAGACATATCAATATCAGGGAGGGTAAAGTCATCACCCTTAGTTAACTCTTCAAGGAGTCGGTTAGCTTCTACCTCAGCAGAACAAGACATAATCATTCCTCTTGGTTCAAAAAGAAACGGCCCACGGAGTTACCCCAGTGAGCCGTGTTGAACTGTAGCTTATACGTTAATCGTTCAGGCTACCAGCAGCAATCTGTGCTTGAGCCAGTTGAGCCAATTCTGCTTCAGTCAGCGGAGGCAATACTTCAATGGAGAACTCACGTGCTTCTGTTGCACGGATATCCGGTAAGCCATTCTTACCTTTACGAGTCGTAATGTTGATGAACTTACGCTCTTTAAGGAACTCGTAGATACAGTACGGAATATGATAACCATTATCGGTCACTTCACCGAATGGAACAAACTTACGTACAGTACCCATATATTCGTTAGCTACGGTGATAATCTCACCCGGCAGGTCTTTCTTCTTAGGGTCAAGGTTCTGGATACGTACACGAATCAGTCGAGTCTGTTCTGCACGAATCTTCTGACCCAGGGTCATCTTCTTAACACCAGCTTCCTGTTTTTCACCCAAAGGATTAACAGCAGCTTCTTTTACTTCTGGTTCATCTTTTGCTTGTGCAGCTTCAATCTTCTCACGGAGTTTCTCAACGGAGATGTTGTTAGAGAACTTAATATTCATCAACGTTGCACGTTGCTTAAGAACTTCAAGTTCGCTAGGCATTGCAATATCGTTAACGGTATCTTCGTTGCCCTGTACGTCCAGTTCTACGCCAGTGGTCGGTTTATCGTTAATGCTCATGTTCATATTTCCTGTGGTTCAACTAGTTTTATTAAGAGGGGGACACTAGTCCCCCTTATTTTATTTAGGACTATTACAGAGGAGCAACAGTCTTAATCAGAGCCAGACGTTCTGGACGTTTAACCAGAATACCGTAGTACCACTTGATGGAACTGAAACCAGTCTCGCCATACGGGTCATTACGGTCAGCAGTTTCTCGACCAGGCATCTTAGTCATGATGGAGAACTTAACAGACTTACCATCAGTCTGGAAACCAATGGTAGAGAAGGAGTCATCACCAACTACCAGCATCGGGAACACGTCATAGTGTTCTTCGCCACTAACCATAGAAGAACGGTAACCTGGGTTAGTAGAGACTTGTGCACCAGCACCTGCCCAATGCAGCATCTCAGGAACCTGGATAATACGGAACTTGTCGATACAACCAATTTCACCATTCATCAGAGTACCAGCGTCAGCATAGTGCTGAACCTCAATGAATGCTTTGTTACCGAACAGGTCTTTCATCGCTTTCAGTTCTGGAACTAGTTCAGAACCAACGTACATTACACGAGTACCGCCAAGTACTTTGGTATCGGTAAGTTTAGAACCAGTGATGATAGTAGTCTGAGTCGGAGTACGGTTCTCAGTAAGAATCTGGTCAAGACGCATCAGGTTCTTATAAGAAACTACAGACGGGGTAGCACCTTCACCCGTGATGGTAGCATCGGAAGTAGCAGCACCTGCATACAGTACAGTACCAGCAGCAGCCAACAGGTCTTTCTGGAGAACAGCTTCAGTCAGCTGTACAGCACCGTTCATCAGTTCACGAGACAGGTGTTCTTTCAGTTGGTCATCAGAATCAAAGTCCAGGGACTCTTGAGTAAATTCGTAGAAGAAACCGAACTTATGAATGGAACCTTCACGAGACAGACGGGTAAAGCCTACACGGTTAACACGACCACCGTTCTCTGTCAGCAGAGGCAGTTTAGAAGTGATGTTACCAACGTCTCGGGAAGAACCATACAGGTTACCATTAACGATGGTAGCACCATTAGCATCAATACCCTGGTCGTTGATGTTCTTATCGTCAAGCAGTGGAACGTACTCATACACCTTAACAGTCTTACCGTAGTTCTTCGGCATGTTAATAGTGTTAGCCAGTGGCATGAAGTACTGGTCTTTACGGGACTGAATAATAGCTTTCTTCAGCCAGTAATAGGTATTCATCTGGTCGGAACCAGCACCATCAATGCTAGATTTCTGGCCGTCAATTGGGGCGTTATAGTTTAACATATCATCTTATTCCTGTTTAAAGACTACCCGGTACTGGGAGTTTAGCGAAATCTTCATCACTCATTGCGAGTGGGTTTACAATAGGTGTTGCTTTACGTGTAGCAGCCCGATTAAGGGAAGCTGCTTTAGCTTGCTCACTGTTAGCCAGAGTCTGCTTAGGTTGTGCTACACGCACTACCGGCTGAACCACTGGCTTAACTGCTTGTACCGGTTCTGGCTTAGCCGCTCGGTTAAATGCCCCTTGCTGTGTAAGGAGGTTACCGACGTGGTTATAAGCCTGAATGAACGGAGTACCTACCGGAATCTGGCCTAACATTTGAAGACGGTTCACTTCGTTTGCAATGGTGTCATAAATACCATTCTCACGTTGTTCGTGAATAGTCTGAAGTAGGCCACGATTCTGGTAAAGAGCTTCTTTACTGGCAGCATCCCATGTCGAGCCGATAACACCTAATGTAGCTTGTCCTTCTTGAGTAGACTTTAAGTCGTCAATTTCGGTTGCAAAATCTGCTTCGGTGTCGGTAACACGGTGATTGCCACCCTGGTAGTTAATTTCTTCATCTGGGTTAAAGTCCAGAGGATCTGTACCAGAGTCTTTGAGCAACTTCTTAATGGCTTCAGGATTCTTTTTATCCAGGTCAATAAGGAAAGAAAGTTTATCCTCATCCATTAAACCGTTGTTCTGTAACATCAGCATTACCTTACGGTAAGGCTTTAGTTCTTGCATCTTGCGAGTATAGTTAGCACCCATCTGCATCAGGCTAATGGCCTCCTCCGGTGAACGGGGAGTAATCACTTTGCCGTTAGCTTTAAAAGGAGCCATCAACTTCTCGTAACCTTCTTTATAGTTGAAGTCAGCAGGCAGACCTTCAGACTGTTTGCCTTCTTCTTTCTGTTCCTGGCCTGGTTCAGTAGTAGAAGGTTCAGCTTTAGTAATCGGCTCGCCGTTACTATCAACTTCTGTGTCAACAACTTTATCATCAACTTTATCAGAAGTTAAAGAATTTGCTGAATCTTCTTCATCTGGTTCGGCTTCAGGGGAGGTTTCTTCGGTTGGTAGGTCTTCAACAGCAGGGGTGTCAACTTCTTCTTCAGGAGTCTGTACGCCGTTGGTTTCTGGGTTGTTCTGAGTGGAAGTATCTTCCTCAGCGATAATTGCTGGGGCTTCCATATTCAGAATCTCATCATCCGACATTGCGAGAATGTCGGAAGCTGTGGTTGCAGCTTCCGTAGTCATAGGAAATATCTCCGGTTAATTATTCGTCTTCAGGTTCAGCACGAACTGCGTCGAGTTCTTCTTCTACCTGTAGAATAACGTCAGCTTCGTTTTCGCCCATACGAATGGCAAGATCAAGCCAACGACGTAAGTGACCAGCAGCTTGAGCCATGTTCAATGCATCTGCACGGTTATTGGGTTCAAGCAGTGGGTCACCAGACTCTTGCACGTAACGTGCACAATCTTCCGTACAGAACTGGCGAAGAATTACTTTACGGAACAGTGGATTCTCCAGAAGTTTACGTACATCTTCTGCATGTGCAACTGCACCTTTAGCAGCTTCCAGTCGATGTTCCAGTCCAGCGATTGTTGATTCTTTACTCATGTGAAGGTCTGCCTTACAGGTTCATGCCAAGAGCCGATGCTGGGTCTTGGCTAGGGTCATAGTATTGGGAACTAAGTGAATAAGCTGGGTTTTGTTGAGCAGCTAAATCACGTTCTGGTATAGAGATCCCATCAGTCAAAGTATTATATCCAACAGCTGCAGATATGTTGGGGGTAGTTTCCCCTTCTTTAATAGGTGTTGTCAATGCCTTAGTTATCTGAAGGTTCTGGTTTCCTTGGGATTGTGCTTTTTGTTTTTCCATATCACGAGCATGTTTAGTACCAGATTCCTGTTCCAGATAATCCAGGTCTTTAAGGTCACCACTAGAAGCAGCCTCTTTAGCTTTAGCCATATTGAGTGCAATCTTGCTTTGTAACTCTTCATTCTCAAGCTGTGCTTTCTGAATTGCCAACTGCTTAAGCTGTTCTTCCATAGGGTCTGGCTGTGGTTGCCAGGTACGTAACTCATGAGCCAGGTCAGGCATACGTTTAAGTTCTGCAATCTTAGCTACGAGAGATAACGTAATAGTTTGGTCAACCGTATTACCCAATGTTTGAACCATGAAGCTCAGGTCTTGAGATTTCTGGTCTTGAGATTTCTGGTTATCAATTTCAGCAGTATTAATATCAACCTCAATGTCGAAATTACCTTTAAGGTCTTCACGGTTAATCTCTACATACTGCTCGTTAGTAATACGTACTACTTCTTTCTCAGATAAAAACACAGCATTCATTGCACAAATCTTAGTACCAATGTCTGCCATACCCTTAGCTAATCGACGAAGGATTGCCATCTCACGTTTGGATGCTGCATCAAGTGCACCACGAATACCGGCAGCCACTTCTCCGTAAGCTGAACCAGTTACACCACCGGAGAATGCTTTAACACCAGTTAGTGATTCAGCTTCCTGGTTTTGCATCTGGGTCATTATTATTGCCGACTGAGGTAACTCAGGGAACTTATGCTCCATAATGGCCTGACTAGGGTTACCCTGCATTGGGTTATATTCATAGTCTTGTCCATCGTCATATCGACGACGGTTCAGTGTATCCAGCATTCCTTTAGGGTAACCACGTTGTCCATTTGCACTTCGACCTAACAGGTCAATCATCCCTCGCATAGTTGCACCAAGAATTGCTTGGTTATCCCCCAACAGTTCAGCATCAGCTTCGCCAAAGAGTTCACGTTTACGTGGCATATAAGGAACAACTACTAAAGGTAATTTACCGTCAGGGAATGGGTTCCTCTCCATGCGAATAAGGGTAGAACCAATCCAGGTAGCAACAATAGGTTCCAGAGAACCATCATCATTAATGTCGTAAAATCCCCAGTACTCATAAGCAACAACCTTCTTACGAAGTGCATCCTTAAACTGGAAGTCACTAGGAGTTTTACTTTCATGGTCTGGGTCAGTCATAGGACTGGAACTTTCCCAGTCAATCTTATCTAAATTGTGATAACGGTCCTTATTCTTCATGAGGTCTGCTTTGCATGTCTCAAAAGAGATAACTGCATACAGAGCCTTATCCAAATCACCATTACAGCTTGGGTCGATAACTACGTTATTAGGGTTAAGCATTTCAACAGTAGGTCTGTTAACCAGTGCCTTCTCTACTTCTACTTCAGTAACTCCTGTCTGGATTGCATAGGTAGCTTCTCCAGTTTCATTGAAGTAGTTAACAGCTTCTTTAATATCTTCCGGCATTGTTTCATCATACTCACGAGAATTCTCTGCCTGAAGCTGTAAAGCCTGTTGGAGAACATCTGCCTGTTCCTGGTTCTCAATTGGATACAACTGGAAGACTGGTGTTTCTGTTTTAATCTTAACAGTCTTACGTTCCCAACCAATACGAGCAATACCAGTACCGTCATCTACAACACTGTGTACGTAATCATCTACTAATTTCACTTTATTAAGCTGGGTACGAAATTGGTAGTTAAGAACTAATTCATTCTGACGTGCAGCTAATTCATCTTCAAAAGTAACCGGAGTTACTTTAAAGAGTTTATTAGACGAGAGGAACGGTTCAGATAATGGAGCATATCGCCACTCTGCCTGACGGCGAACCAGTCTGGGTTGGACTTGAGATCGGCCTTTAACCTTTGGGGGTTTAGCCTTACCTTTGACTTCCATCAGGTCATTCCACTCACGTATCTGAGCCATAATCGCATCGTGAGCAGGTTTAGCCGATTCCAAATCACCCTTCAGTAATTGGATACTTGGTTCCTTCTTCCAGTCCGTTAACTTCTCTGATTGAGCCGGGTCTGGTAAAGGCTTAAAAGTGTCTTGGTGTTCCATAGTTAATCCTATTCAAAAAGTTTACGGTCAGCCTGAATTTGTTTACCCAACTCAATTAGTTGGTTGTCACGGAGTCTAACAGTTGCCCGGAGTTCTTCAACCAAACGTCTGCCTTCTTCAAGACTGTTGTCGAGTCTGGCTGCATGGCTTGCAAGACTTCTGCACTCAAGGGTTCCGGCTTCGGCTTGACGTTTATATACCGATGCTCGTCTTTCAGACTGTTGCATCCGGCTGTCGTAATCACTACTAACGCGAGCAAGCTCGCTTGCGTAATTACTCTCAGCCGTCTGCAACCGGGAAGTGAGTAACCCGACTTCATAACTATGGTTTCTTTGGAGAGCATTGTATTTGTCCTGTAGTTCTTGCGTTGCCTTCTGATCTTCAACCTTTTGGGCATCCCACTTCTTTTGAACAGTAGACTGTCCATTGGAATTACCCCAAAAGTAAATGGTGGCCCCGAGGACCACCACCAGAAGATAAGGCCAACCTTTAGAGATTAGCATCTTCATTACATGCCTCCAGTGGTACATTACCGATTCGGTTAGCTACCCAACCATACGTAAAGTCTGGCATGTTCAATGAGGTGTAGTGGTTCAATTGTTTAGCATCAAGCAACTTAATCATTACCTGACATGCTGCAACTTTGCCTCGTTTTTTCTGCAATGCTTTATATGCATTAACAGTACCTGCACCGACTTTACCATCAACTTGTACTTTAGGGTAGTCTTTGCCATTACGGGACATTTCATTAAGAGATTGCTGCAACCACTTAGCTGGTCTGGTTACACCGGTATTAACACCAGCATCAACCAGTTTGTATGTTACAGCAGGAGATATATCAGCGAAGGCTACGAAGTTAGGTTTAATAACGTAGTCATCAATGTATATCTCAGCAGCCATCTCTTTCGATAAACCTTTCATGGAACCATCCCAACCATACTCAGTAGCCAGAACTTCTTGGTGAGACTTAGCTACTGAATGGGTAATACCATGATTAGTTTCCCCACCTGGGTCACGAGGATTGTTTACGTACCCTCCTTCCATATAGAACACTGCCCCCAGAATAGCAGCGATAACTCCTCCCACTGCACCCCCTTTTGCAGCAAGTTTCTGTTTAGCTTTCATGAGAATCTTCCTTTGGATGGAATCGTATTAGTCTGCCCACAATATTTAAAGCAAACAGTGCGATTGTAATACTGGAACCATGTGGAATATCTTCAAGGATGTGACGTGGTAGTCCTGTTAGCATTGGTTGGATAATATCTACTGTAGAAAACAGAATTAATCCAAATGCACTAATCTGAACAGATGCCCACTTCCAGGACTTCTTCCAGTTAGGAACTAGCCCTATTTTTCTTTTTAGCTTGTGAACCATGCGAATATCTCCCGTCTTGCAGCAGCCAATACACCAATAATTGCACCTGCCCCAGCCCACACCCACTTACCAAAAATTCCAGCACCTGCAACCTTATGTTTAATGGTGATGAACTCTTCGATGGTAGGTTCAGACTTAGTGATGCTCTCCTCTACCCGTCTAAGTCGGGTACTAAGATCACCCATAGACTCGCTTAGCTTTTTAATAGACTCTTCCATTTTCTCCCTATCCCTCGATTCACGAGTTTGGTTTTCGAAAATGTTTCTCAGTCTCTCTTCAAGTCTGGCTAGAGTTACGTTATCTGGTTCATTTCCCATAGGGATTTTCTCAGGTTAGTTAAGTCGTAATTGACTGAAACAGTCTACATAAAGGTTTGATTGGGGTACAACAAAAAAGCCCCTCCCTCATGGGCTTCGAAGATTAAATACTTTTTCTGATGATAAAAATAACCCCGCCGAAGCGGGGCATAATTTTAGTTAACTGCTATGCCAGATTAGCCCACATTACCAATAGTCATGCTGTACTCAAGAGTAAATAACTGACTAGAAGCAGACGGGTTATATAATCCTACATAACCAGAGGTAGCTACAGTAGTAGAGAATGCAGACGTAGTTGCCGTGCCATCATCTGACTCTACAGTAAAGGTATGAGCACCAGTAGAGGAGGAAGTATATTCCCATACTTTAAAGCCTTTATCTTCACGAGTAGTATCACCAAATACTACCCAGTCAGTTGGGTTAGCATTGTTGAACGTACCGATGCACATATTACCTGCAGCATTCACACCGACTAACACACCAACATTAGTAAGTGGGTTATAGTTAAGTGCAATATAGGTGTTTTTCTTAAGACCTCTCGGTACAGCCAGATAACCTACAGATGCACCATTATAAAGGTGAGAGTCTGCGGTTTTACTGAACTGAGTACCAGACAAAACTTCACCAAATACACCATAGTCATTGGCGTTAGACTGCTTCATTACTGGAGCAGGACGGGTCATGTTAGGTTCTTTGCTAAGACGAACCATCGGCAGCTTAACCCCATCCGTTTTGTAAGAACCAAACTTCAGCATAGGGAAGTAAGCATCAGTAGGACTACCATCAATGATATAACGGATAAAGTTCAAACCTTTACGTAATCGCCCCATATAGGTAGTAAGGGTTTTGCCACCCCCAAAGTAACTCATGGCAGTCTTGCCATTAAGCACGGTGCGGTAGGCATTAATTTGAGTATTACGTTCTTGGTATTCACCGGACTCAAACAATGCTTTGCCCACAGGAGACTCAACACGGATGTTGTGGGATTGCCCAACAACGGCAGCATTAGTCCATGGTTCTAGAAGGGATACAGTCATACCTTCTTCTTCACACCATACCATTGTGGTCATGGTTACATTTTCATTAGTTACACACTTAGACAGAAAACGGAATACGTTCAGAGCAGGAGCACCAGATACAGGTACATACTGTGGTGCATAGTGAGTACCGGAAGGATACCCTACACAATCCCAATAGTTTTCTACAGCAGCCTGAGTGAGCATATCCCCCGGTCTAACACGACGACAGTACTTATTACCAAGGGTCTGCATATACATCGCATTACCCATAGCCATTTGTCCAAGTTCTTGTGGGTGAGTAGTATCCCAGGTTCCATCCTTCTTAACATAGTAGTAGTACCCAGTTTGCTCATTGCGGCTACTTGCACTAGTCAGATTTGGTCCCAAGTTAAAATACTCAACACCTAGTTTATCTGCCATGTACTTCTTAGTACTAAGCTCAAATGCCATACGTACTGAGTCATTATCGTTGACTGTTACAATACCAACGGCACAACCGTAGCCCCATGCTTTACGAACAAACTTGTCAATCTGGTCACGGTAGGTAGCGATACTAGCACTACTGTCATTCCAACCCATTGCAAGGATACATACACGAGGAGCTTCTGCACCATAGCGTGTGTTACCGAAGAACCCACGGTCGAAGTTACGATAACCCCAACCGTCGGATAACTTCTTACCAGATACGGAACAGTTAGCTGATTGGTAAATAGTTTCACCACTACGACGAGACTGTGTGAGCAACAAGCCATTCATCCAGTGTTCAGTCCATGAGTGGGAACCCCCAGATAAAGAATGATTGTATGTACTTGGGGCATCTAAGTCACCATCTGAGTTAGTTGGCGGAGAACTCCAATCCTGTTTACCCCATGCACCATCAGTAATGGAATCGCCAATGATACCGATACGACAAAATGTCTGGTCACGGAATGCACAGTATATTTCGTCATTAACGGTTTTATTGTTACCATTCATTGAAGCAGCAATGTCAAACGTATGGTCCTTTGCATACCACTGGTTTTTAACAATAAGTTTGCCTTCCCCAACAAACTTACGGACATCATCATCGGGTAGTAAGTTACAACGAATGGTAACACCATTAGGGATAAAGATTTTACCGGGGAAAGCATAAGCAGCTGCACGGTTATCCGTAGTAGTATTAACAACAATACCAGGAACATCATATACGGAAGTAGAACCAACAGGAGGAATTAGACCATTGTTTAATTCTTGTCGTATTAATTCATCATTAGCAATAACCCATGCAGTGGGAGAAATACCACCTGCACTAACCGGGGTAGAGTTAAGTGGTACGCTCTTGGGTAACCCACCAGCCCAGCGATACTGCGTGCCATTATGAGTAAGCAATTCATTCTTGGTCTGTATAACTGAGCCAGAAGTAAACGTATCCGGTAAAGTTACATATTCTTTGCGAGTAACAGCTAATGCACCTAAGTCCACGCTACCAGCAGAGTGAACTAATACACCAGCAGGACTAAGGCTTATAGCAGTAACACCTGAACCAATGTTAGCAGGTAAGGAATAAGCACGCTGTGTCCCTTTGTCGTAGATGACTTTGTAACCACTTAGTACAGCACCCACTGAGAAGTAAACAACCTCAGATTGTTTAACCCCAAAGTGACGTGCTATTGCTTGTTTATTGGTTAGGATTCCTGTTGAACCCTTACCGCCTTGTGAGAACATTTCGTTCATATAAACCTCTTTGTTTTTCTAAGAAACCCCGCCGAAGCGGGGGTATTCTACCTGATAATGAACTTACCGAGGCTCATATCATTTATCAGAGTTGCAACTATGTTTGCCAGTTGGGTGGTTGTTAACGTGTTCACATCACCACCACGCAACTGTCCGGCGTTTGTGAATGGGAACTGCTGAGGCTGAGCGCTATTGTAAAACTGGTTCCCCTCTTCATACCGAGAAGACGGCGTAGAAGTGTAAAGGATTCCTTTAGTAGTCGCAGGAACAGAACAATTCACGATGTTTACATGACCAGCGATGCCAACGCACTCGATAGGGCGATCAACAGTACCAAACGGTTGAACACCAACCAGGCGATGCACGTTCAAGCTCTGAGCTGCCTGCGCGTACAGATAAGAACTAGGCTGCCCGTTAACACCTCTGATGTTCCAGTTGTCTACTTCAATGTGTCGGGCATTATGAATCTGACAGATTGCTTGACCGTCTGCATCAGGAAATGCACCAACAATACGCACGTTCTTCATAGTGATATCGGAAGTAGCTGTTGCGTTCAACCCGCAGTTAATCATAACAGCTTTAGAACCAGATTGTGTGCAGTGGATTGTCAGCCCGTCGAATTCAATATCGCCTAGATTTACTGTGTGAGAGGAGCCATCCTTACGCAAAAAGAATACAGCCCAATCTGTGTGTCCTGTTATTAAGATATTACTAAATCGCAGGCGTGTGCAGACTACCGGATAATATCGACAGAGGATTGGCTGTGAACAATTCTTGATTGTGATGTTGTCATACGTGACATCACTGGAACCCTCAATCGCAATACCCGCATTACATGCTTCAATGTAAGCACCGGTCACACTTCCGTTGGTGAAGTTTGCGCGGATGCCATGCGATTCACAGTTCTTAATTGTTACGTTGCTAATGTTGACGCGAGTAATTGCAGTACCATTACCACCACCAACGCCAGTAACCAAATCTTCAGACTGAAGACGCAAACCGTTACCGCCGGACCCATTAATACTAATATCATGAATCATCACATTAAGCGTGCGACCGGGACGTGCTGAAGTCATAAACACAGAAGATGCCCATGTGTCTCTAGTACGGATATGATGTATATGTGCTTCTGTTGCGTTCCCAACAATAATCGCCATGCCCTGACGGTTGCTGCCGTCCGGCTGTTGGATTTCTCCCCGCCCACAATCGTGAGAATACAAGTTGTTTGCAAGCGCCCATCTTCCATAATCCATTGTTACGTTACTGTTCCATGCCCCCTGCAATTCACACCCAGAAAGCTCAAGCGTACCAGCAGATTGCATAGCCAACCCAACGCCAGGGTCAAATGACGCATCCTGTCGGTAGAAATCAAAAAGGAAGTTACCGACAATGCGGATGTCATAAGGGGTATAGTCATATTCATTGTTTGTATCATTCCATGTTCTCGGTGAACGCAGCCAGAACTGACGTGAATCTACCGTCACTTTCGGTAATAGCGGTTTGAGGTGAATATCCCCCTGGATGGTGAATATACCCTCAACTGTAACCGGTGAATAGCCAATGTAAATATTACCTGCCTTTGGTAGTAGGCGTGAAAGCTGCGCATCGTTCTGCGCAATCTTCCAGCCAGTGATCACTTCGTTGAAGAACGAAGCCGGATATAGCTCGTGAGCGCCGTTAATGACGGTCTGGTCGAAACTGGTGACTGTCACAGATGACGTAAGCGCGGAACCCAACATCATCAGATTGCCACTCACCCTGACAAACAGTACTCCTGACGGAATAACATCACCGACAGACAACGAACGGTTATTTTCTGTTGGGAAGCACGAACCACCGTAAAAACCTGATGGTATGTTGGTGGTAAAACTATTGTATTCTACCCAGGCGTTTGCCGATACTCCGCCAGTATTTATCGGCGTAGAGTTAGCCCCCACTGTTTTTGGTAAGGTTCCACCCCAGGCGTAGCACTGACCAGCAGCAACATGCCATACGACATCTAATTTGCTAGTAACTGTTGCACCCTCCTCAAAACTACCATCAACAAGCGTTAAGCCAGCCTCTGCAAGACTACGACGCCATAGTTCTCTGGTATTTCGCTGTTGGTAGGAATCCAGCAGAGTAACAGTAATATTTCCGGGGGAATAAGTTAACTGCCCATTGGAGACAGCGTTGATGTAAACATTAGTAGGTAGAGTGGGTAACCCATAAATGTGTTGTGTAACTACATCATAAATTACCTTCTTACCATTAAGTACCTGAGTAGTATCCGTACTAAGGATTACTTCAGAATCTTTTACGTTAGCTGCACGAGCCACTTCCTGAATAGTGTGGTCTGTTATTTCAAGTACCTTAGCTTCCCCGCCCAACTGAACAATAAGACGATCATTCGTAGCCAAGGGTTCAGTAAGAAGGATTCGGTTATTGTCTGAGTCAATCGTATAGGAGTTATTAGTTAACCCTTTATGGAAACGTAAACCATTCTTGTATACAGCAGGTACAGCCTGGAAAGTGAAAGGAATATCAATTACCTGCTCCCCACCAACAGCAGCACCATGATTGTACAACCAGTTAATAGTTACCCAGTCGGATACGTTAGGGTTATCCGGTGTAGCAGGAACACCTGTACGCATAACAACAACAAAGTCACCCTGCTCCAGTGGAGTAGTAAACTTAATCTCAAAAGCTACTGGGTCATACTCAAAATCGTAACCCTCAGTCTGCCAATCACCATTAACAATCATAAATGGTGCACCAGCCGTTTCATCAGGGATACGAATGGTAGTCTCACCTCCATTAGCTGAACCAGAATTATAAATCCAGGGGATGTAGCCACCATCGTTAGATTTATCAGCACCAGTATCCGAACCGGTAGTAGCTACCTTAACCCACGAACCAGTTGCAGTAGTATCGTCTGGTAGGATACCGGTACGGTCACCCTCTACGTACAAGTAGTCAGTAACCTGACGGTCACCAGCAGGAGTCTTGTCATAGATACGAGCAAAGGAGGCCTTAGTAGTTAACGCCTTAAGCTCTGCCTCAGACTGTACACCTAGAACCATTCCATACTGGTTCAGGAAATCATAGATAAGTTTTAGGTTACCCAGGTTACAGTAGACAGTACGAACCACATGGTAAGCATTACCGAGTAGTGCATCTACCATTGGGTCGTTGGATTTATTCTGGCAGTAAGGATTGGACCAATCCTGATTTGCATCGAAGGGGGTATGTGCGTTCATCGCCATCCTCGTTGTTCAAATTTAGTTTCGGTAATTGAAATACTTCCATTAGCCAGGTCGTAATCAACAACCTCACCACAGATGCTTTCATACGTTTGCAGATACTCTGCTGCTTTAGCGTTAGCTTCAGGTGTATTCAAACCAGTGTGGTAACGATAACCCACCCAGTTATGAAGTGCCGTCATTAGCGTATCAGCTAAATCAACTTCCTGTTCTTCATCACCCGTAAGAACTGGGTGCTTAGCTTGATACGTTACGTTAAGTGCCTCGAAGTGTCGAGGTCGCATACACTGAATAGTATCAGGCCGTGGGGTGAAAATAGCATGGGGGTCTGAGTCGTCGTTCAGTCTACGTCGATTCCCCGAGTTATCAAACACATTTAAGATTTTAATAACATCATCCTGGAAAGGTTTCATGAACCCATCCATGATGTACGGATATTGGACCTCAAGAGTAGGCTTAGTAAATTTGGAGTAAGCATATTTGGATTGAAGAGGATAATCAGTACGCCCTTCCTTCATCTCCACAATGCAGCTATTTGTCTTAAGAGGGAAACGACTATGCAGTCGTACCAGTCCTTCATTAATAGCAGCCAGTATCTCCGGCTTACTATCTGGTTCAATATCTAGTCTGTCATCCGTGACTGCACCAGTACCTTTTAAGGTACTTAGTGCTAAGCCACGGTATACTTCCGATAATTTCTGCATGGTTCCTCACACAATGTATGAACGTAGTGGGTTAACACTATCTTCTTCTTCCTCATCCCACATTGGGTCACCCTTGTTATCCACCAAAGTCATACCTGCTTGTGGTTTCCAAGGATTGAGATAACCCAGCATGGAGATAGTATCAATACAGTCATCCTTACCTTTAATCCCATTAATGGTAGCTAGTTTAATCTGGCCCATGAAAAGACCCATAATAGTTGTATCTCTCAACTCTTCCGGGAAGTACATCTTACCAGCTTTGAACCATGGAACTACCAGGTTAAAACGTGACAGTTTAGAGGTTACAGGACGGATGCCTGGCTTACCACCCTCAGAAGATGCAAAGTTAAAGAAGACATTACGGTTAATCATTTCTTTCTGAAGGAGTGATATGAATCCACCTTGCTGTCCTGTAATTTCGACACCAACGTTTTGTGGTTGGTATTCCTGAACCAGACGGAACAAGTCGTCAAAGTTTTTATCCATAAGCTGACGATTAGCCACACCGTCAACCCAGAACCAATCTCCATTAGAACTGTAAGCCCAAACTGATATGACGCTGTAGTCACTGGTCTGTTTCTCCGAAGTAGCAAAGTCTGTTGTAATGTAATAGTTGTAGCAGGACTTCATCCTTAACAGTTGTTGCCTGCTGTACCACTTAATCTCACTATCCTGAACAAGACGTTCATCTTCAGAACTAATACGAAGCATAAGTTCCTGGTAGAAACCAGCCAGCTTACCGGTCTTAACTGCCATATCGTATTGGGCTTTGATATAGTCATACGAGAAACGGTCATCCCATGCACCCTGAAACTCTTCTCTACTACATGGGAACTTCTCGCACACAGGCCATACGTTGACATCCCATGCACCGGACTCAACTGCTTCAATGATGATGTCTTCCTTATTAAAGGGAGTACCATTGAAGATTACTTTACGGCGTGTTGGGTCAAGAGCATGGTTCACACCTTTATAGACAGTATCCTTAATAGCTTCCATGCTTGTCTTAGAGTTAGCATCACCATCACTAATCAAGTCATCCAGTACGCATAGTGTCGGACGTTTACCATATATCTTCGTACCACGAAGACCTGTCTTAGCACCAAATAACTTAACACCCAGACGATGACCTTCTGCATTACGGAACTCTAACAGGTTATCTGTAAAAATAGCTTCGGGTATCCACTGCTGAAGGAACTCACTATTCTTGTATCGGAACTCAATGTTCTTACGTGCAGACTTAGCACCGTTATCCATTGAGTCAGATACGTAAATCATTCCTTCTACTTTACCAAGACTTGGTAAATGCCCAAACACTGCCAAGAACAAAGTAAAGTATTCCATGAACACAGCAGTCTTACCTGCACCACGGAAACACAGGTTAACTACATACTGATTCGGGGTAATCATCTTATCCAACATCTTCAGGTGAACTGGGGGTGTTTTGTTGGATTCACCCTCTTTACCATTAACCAACTTAATAAAGTTGGCAAAGGTAAGAGCAAACTGACTAGGAACATAGTTAGATGAATTAAGGTGGGAGTAATCCACCTGGTCTAGCCATTCATCTAGTTCCTGTTTAATTAACTCAGACATCTGTAATGTCCTCATCTGCACGTACTAGTTTAGAACCAGCAATCTCTTTAGTAGGTACACCACTATTGATTGCATTAATTTGCTGTTCAGCCAATGCAGCAAGCGTTGCCTTGAGGTCAGTCAACCCAGAGTTTTCTCTTAAGTCCAGATTGATATTCGTTACCTGATCTTTCGGTTTAGCTAAGTGGGTAAGGATAGAGTTAGCTGCATCACATCTTACCTTCTCACTTACCGCTGTAGTCATCAGTTCAACCTGAACATTGATTGCCTTCTGATAGTTGTCTTGGTTCACAATCCACACCGGAACCAAACTTTGTTCCATGATGAGGTTAACTAACTTACCTCTGTGATAAGCAGATACGTAAGCACTAATATCTTTCTCACTGGTTCCTCGAGCTACAAGTTCTGCTTGTCGGTTAGGAAATGTTTTGAAGTAGGCTTCCTTATTTGAGTAGCCCATGTGTTTGTAAGTCACATACTGAACTGCATTCATGTAGTCCTGCGTCTTAAACTTACCCTCTTTCATAACACCAGAGTAAGAGATGAAGTTTTCACGAAATGCTTCAGCAACCAGTTGGTCTTGGGTTATGTTGTTAATCGTGTCTACCAACTCCTGGCTTACACTGTTCTTGAAGTTAGCAGGTAAGGCATTAATGATTTGCTGCTTAGTTAGCTCTCTCATACTTATCTCTCTACAAAGTTATGTCTATTAACGAAGATTCTTTTCTTGGGGTGAGATACCCCTTGAAGAAACTCTAACACACAGTTACACTTTAGTCATGATATAGAAAAAGTTCATGATACTAAATAGTATGTAATGTTCCGATGACCCTATTCCCAAAAGGAGTAACCTTTGAGAATCTATATGAGAGTCATCGACTCTAAAGACGAATACTCAGAGATAGACCATACCAAAGCTGGCTTTATGGCTGGTGACATAATCCTTACCCATGACGAAGATACATTCCATGAGTTATCTGGAATGATGCTATTAGAGAACCGTCCTGGTATTACCATCTTAGAACCGCAAGAAACTTACTCTTTAGAAAAGTCTATTCCATCTCTTGTGTTCTTCACAAAATTACCTCATAGTGTCTCCATCAAACGAAGCAAAGATAGCGTTCGGATGACGGTGATGATGTGATTAGTCATACCGCCTAGTAGACAGTGGCGGTACTCGTAAAGAGTTAATAACTTCTACAGTCAGGGTTCCCCGGCTCCTTTCCTACTCCGTAGGTCTAACGGTACATAAGTACCTAGGGGGGTGAACTGACCCGTGATTGAAAACGGTAAGGGGTAGGGTCGAGAGGCTCTACCCCATTTCTTTTTCTGGAGGCATGCAATTATGAGCATCTACGCTTTTGATATTGATATTACTGGAGTACTCCGTAAACAGGAACCCTATTACCTTGGGGAACCAGAAGTAGTAAGTAAGTTCACTGCCCCGTCACAATCAGTATTCTTACCAGATTGCGAAGAGTCCCATGAAATAATTGGTTCTCTTTTCTTATCCAATCTTCAACTTAACACTGAGATACTTACTGAACCAAGGGTGTATGACCTTACCTATTATGATGGGTTTAACGAGTTCTTCCCCGGCATACGCTTCTATAAGATAGATGGTTGGGAATTGATAGCTGACCATAACGTCTTTAATAAGACACTTTCCATTTACTTCAGATCTATCCCTAAAGGAAGGAAAATCAATCATGAAATTCATAATGACCATCCCCAGTTTTGTTGAGGGGGAATCTATGTACACAACTGACTTCTCTTTAGAAGAGGTCATGAACAGCAACCCCCAGCAAGTAATCCTGGTTCCTACCTTAGAGAATTATCACGAAGTAAGGGGTCAACTCTTCTTAGCAGGCAATGACCGTAAGGTTGTATGCATTATCCCACCTTCTGTCTATACCAACTATAACGCTAATGACCCCATACCGTACATGCTGGTATCCGATGAATACCAATGGGGGAGTCGTTACGAGAATGGTGAATATCATTACTACTATGTAAGGAAGTAGGGTATGCACCTGTACTGCCTGATTAGCTATGCCACTACCTGTTATCTATCCCCGTATACAATGGATAATATTCTGGCAGGTAAGGGGAGTGCTGCCACCATCCTATATGAACCAAGTGAAGAAGCAGAAGTATTCCTAGGTACTTGCTTAATACTGGGGCAACCTATCCAATTCATTAAGATAGTGGATTCTGTGGAAATACCGGAGCACACCTGTGTGTACATACTGTCTGATAAAGAGCCTATGGTAGCTACTACTCTTACAGGTAGACTCATTACCCTTTACCCTTCCTCCTATTTAACTGCTTATAAGTGAGATAGCTATAATATTTTTGCATGTCAAAATTGTGATAGCTATGTATGGCTGTAGTGGTGTGACAGGGGCTACACCCTTACACGTTAACTACCCCCCCGGTATGTTGACTCATGGGTGTACTACCCTACCCCACCTTACACCTTACACGTTGCTCCGCAACTTATGGACATGTCGTCCTATCATCAACTATTGGAGCTATCATCATGACTACTACCGCTACTGTACGTATGACCGCAGGAACTCTGCTGGGTACTGTTAACTCTGCTGCTACTACTGTTGCAGATTCATTCGGTGCTGCTACTAAAGCAGTTGGTATGCTTAATTCTTACGTAGCTACTATGGCAAAGAAACAAGCCATTCGTACTAAATTAGAAATGCATACTTTCGAAAACAAATTAGCTGAAGAAACAGCTATGAACGAGACTATGCGTAAGAAAAGTATCGAAGAATTCTGCAAAGACCCAGAAAACGCTCGTATCTACAACGCAGAATATTCAAGAATAATTGACATCCTGTCCCAGGACTAACCAAAAATCCCCAGAAATGGGGATTTAAAACCTAAACGCTCCGCGTTGTTTCGAAGACAACTCCGGTGAACTACTGCAAGGCTAAACCCATAGGAGGCTCTTCGAGCCCCTTTTAAGGGCATTAGATAGATAGATAGTCAGTTCTGTATAAAAAGATAAAAGAGATACCTACTATGAGCAAACTAAAAAACGCATTCATGCTGATTGTCAGTGTCCTTGCACTTGTTGCTATGGTTTCCGTATACATTGGAAAACCTCTGGTAAACACTGACTATGGTAATGGTCAGAAAGTAAAATCCATCCTGCTAATGGATAAGTAAAAACTGGGCTGTTCCACAGCTTACGGATACATTTCAACCAATTAGGAGACATCCATGCACGCAGAAAATATCCGTATAATTGAGAATTGCTTCAGCGATAAACCAGTAGACCTCAGCAATGCAAGAAGGTCTACAGATAAAGAATACAGAGAGTTTCTCTCCTTACTCGATGAATACCGTATGCAAGGGCATGTTGAGTTACATGCCTATCTGCATAACTCAGGCTACTTCATGGATAAACTGGAAGCTGAAACAGGCTGTCCATTCTAAGTAAACCATTCCCTCTTAGGAGGGAATTAGCCATCTTTAGATAGTTCAACTAGAAAGATAGCTATTCGCAGAAGATGCGAAGCAGCATCTACTTTAAGATAA